CGTTTTCCAACGATGTTTCATTCAAGTCAGCAGCGGTAGATGGAGTGTTACTGTTAGTACCACCAGACACCAAGGGGTGAGCAGTAGAGCAAAGCACCACGCCGTCGCCGTATGTTGGGCCACCGCTAAAAGCGTTGTTCAACACATAAGCAGCTTTAACTTGCTTGGTGTAAGCCATACCACGGGCCAAAGCCTTGGTATAACGTGAAGACAGGCTGTCGTACAAGTTATCTTCCACAGCTTCCTCTGTGATGGAGAAGCCCATCGCAATGGTTTCGTGGACATAACGTGCAGTCCATGCTTCCTGTGCATTGTCATAAGCGATGGCAGAACCCTCGTTTTTGACTGGTGCAGCAGAGAAACCTGACAGTTTTGTCTCTTCTTCAAAGCTACGCTCAGATGTTTCTGTTTCGTAGATCTCTTTGTGCTCTTCGCCGTATTTAGCATACTCTAAGCCAAACAAAGCATTCAAGCCGGGGAGCAACTCTTTAAGTAGCTGTGCGCGTGAAATAGCCATTTGTTACTCCTTAAACACCAGTGGTGTTGTTGTACTGCGCTGTGTTGATCTTTACGATGAACTCGTAATAGGTCGTAGCGGCAGTTGTTGCAGGGCCAGTGGCTGTGTCAGGTACGACATCAATCACACGAATAGGCAATGTATTAGTGGTGTTGGCGGAAGAACCGTCAATACCGTAGTACGAATCACCTGTAGTTGTAGAACCAACGTTAGCAACCAAAGCCACGTTAGAACCAACAATGCTACGAGCATAAGCCGTAGGAGTGGTGGAACCAGCGACAGTAGCGCAAACACGGAACGCTGCACTAGGATCATCCACAACAAAAGCCAAAGCCATGTTTGTTGAAGTTGAAGTAGAAGCAGGGTAGTTCTGTGCGAACGTAGGCTGACTCAAAGAGTTGATGTAAGAACAACCAACCAACACGCCAACGATCTTACCGGAATCGGTAGTATTCGCTGCAACGATGTAACCGCTTGTGTCCACTTGCACGGTGTCACCGTTCAAGATTGCAGTAGCGTAGGAAGGTGCGATTGGGATTTGACGGATCGCTCCGGCGTAGGGTAGACCATCCAGTCGGTTGACTGGCTTGAAACCATACGTCTTATCAATCGTGGGATATGCCATTTAAGACTCCAAGAAGATTAAAGACCTTTTCCGAAAGTGACTGTGGACTTACGTTCTTTGAACATAGGCATCCGTGGGTCATTTTCGCGCATGTAAGTATTATCTACTGAGGCCATTTGAGCTTCCGACTGTTGCCGGTAGTACTCATTTCGCTGTTCAGTAAACTCTACTGGGGTTTTGCAAAGTAATAAACCACCTACTTCTACGCTATCTGGAAACTGTGCGTTGCCGCTAGATCCAAACAAACGGATTTCAGGATGGTCAGAAGCCTTTACAGGTTCCCAGCCTTCACGCAGTTTTGAAGAGATGTTGGTAGCGTCTGCCTTATTCAAGGAACTAACACGGATCCAACGGAAAGCATAGCCCGGCTCTGGATGAGGATCAGGCAAAAGCTGGGGCGGCATCCAATGTTTTGGACGGGCAACAGCCTCACGGCTTTCAGTATCACGCTTAGCACGAGTTTGAGTTTCAGACATATCAATCACCTTTTCTTAATTCTGCAATTTTTTGAGCCATGAGTTCGTGGGATACACCGAACTTTTTAGCCATCGTTACCTGAAATGGAGTGAGCCGGATCTTGGAAGATGAGGTGCTCCGTGTCGCAGGTGCGACGACATTCGATTTTTGACGAGGAGCGGATTGACTCGATTGAGTTTCCGGTTCGTTGCTGTCCAGACCGAAGTTCTCTGGAAACACTTGGCGAATTCGCGAATTAAGTCGCGCATAATATTCGTCGGAGTTAGGGTCAATGCCATTCTTAATGAGCTTGGTATGCAAGCCCAGAGCAAAGCTGGTCATTTCATCATCGCTACCGAACCAAGAATTCTCGCTTTGCCATCTAGCAGCTTTAGGGTCTGCTTGCGGTTGACGAGGGACTTCCCTAGGTGCGATTTTTACTTCATTTTCTTCTTTTTGTAAAGCGGGTTTGAAATTATTTACTCGCTCCATTTTAATTTTGGCAGAAGTTAATGACTCTTGAGCCTCAACTAAAGCATCAGAATCACCTGATTCGTAGGCATTTTTATAACGCCTTTTAGCTTCTTCAACCTCATTAGATACTACTTTTTTAGCCTGCTCTAATAATGCTGACTGCCCCTCAGATAATGAACCTTTGAGTTTTTTATTCTCTTCGGCCACTGATTGGGCAAAAGCAATAGCCTCTTCCCGCTCACGAGTTGCTTCTTCAGCACGGCGACGCTCAGTATGAAAGCCAGACTGAAGGTCAGCAATACGCTTCTTAACCTTCTCATCATACTTTTCAATCTCATCGTCTTCGCTATAGCTAGTACTTTTGGATTCTTTTTTAGCTGGCGCAGAGGTCTCAATTACAACATCTACCCCGCCATCATCCTCAACATCAGGTTTTTTCTTCTCTTCATCAGGGAAAGAAAATTCATCTTTATTAAGATTTTCCATAGACTACTCCTTAATAGTTAGGTCGCTGAATTCCACGGGGATCCTGAACCACTGCTTCAACGCTATCGTCGTTAATCAGTCGCCACTCGGTACCGTGTATTTTCATTCGCGTCCCAGTATTAGGTCGCGTAATGATGAAGTCTCCAACTTTGCATGAAGCCCCTGAAGGAAATCGCTTTTCGTCTTTAAAAGCATCTGGGCCAATCTTGGCCACAAACAAGACGGGAGAAAGTAATTCTTCATGTTGCATTGCAGTGGAAGACTTTAAAATGCCAGTTTCGCTATATTCATCTTCTGCTTTTGGGAGCATGCAAAGTATGTGATAAGTAGCGGGATCGGGCACTTGTCGTGCTTTTTCTTCTGGGTTCTTATTTAAAAGGCCAGATAGGTCAACAGCAGACACATCAAATTCACTCATCGTCATCATCCTTAATTTTTCTTAAAAGGTCATTCAACTCAAACTGCGCGGTTCGTAGACCCTTGATTACTCCGCACATTCCCTTGTAATCAGCGTAGTCTTTAGCTACGCCGTCACACAAAGACCCAGTTACATCTTGAACCCGCTCATTAATTTTTTGGTTCAAAACTTCGAATATCTTCAATTCCATGATGCACCTCTATTGGTTTAAAAGTAGTAATGTCGTAGTTGGCCGACTTACACCATACTCGTGCAAAGTTACAATCCATCCTTAATGGACACGCTTCGCACTTAGCATTCTTTGTACTAATGTTGTTTCCGTGGTTTCGGTATAAATACAACACTTTAGGTAATCGCGCCGCAGGAAACTTCTCAACAATTTGCATAAACAAATCGCCATCTGCACAGCCATTAGTACTAGCCAACTTCTCGTTGTAACCTTGGATGTGCTCCATTACATCTGAGCGGTACATTCCAAAATGCCGCCACCCATGTTGATGTAATTTATTGGGATCAAATGTAGGACTTGGGGAATAGTGCTCGACTTCACCCTTCTTACCTATCTGGGCAAAGTCTGAGTAAATGAACTTAACGTCTGGTAGCTGGTCAAAAGCCAGCATCATCTCTTCAATGGCATACCTTTCAAGCATGTCATCGCTGTCAAAATGAGCATAAAAGTCCCCTTTTGCAAGCCCAGAAAGCTTCAACATTGTGCTGTTATAGCCAATATTTACCCCATTTTTGTGGACTTTTATGCGTTTATCGCCCTTAGATAAGACTTCCGCTAGCTCCCAAGTACCATCATCAGACCCATCATCAAGAATTATCAGTTCCCAATTCTTATAAGTCTGTTTTTTTGCGCTATCTATAGCGTTTTTGATGTAAGCCACGTTGTTATACGCAGCCATTAGTAGGGATACTAGCGGTTTAGTCATTTAGCCTCGCGTCATTTTGGTAATAACATCAGCTTTAAGCTTCTGTTCGTTCTGTTTCTGCTGGGATTGCAGTCTCATAGCCTCTCTTTGGCTCTCAGCCTTGATCCTTTCAGCATCAATGGCCAATCTAGCCTGCGCTAAAGCCATATCAGCTTGATCTTTTGCAGTTTTACGCTTAACTTCCTCCGCTTTGATCTGCAATTCAGCCTGTTGCATCTGAATAAGCGGGTCTTGCGCCTGTTGTTGAGCCTGTTGCTGCTGAGCTTGAGCCATATTGGTCTGTAAAAGCTGGGCACTTGCCTCGGCGATGAGCTTTGACAACTGAACTTCCACATCTTCTGGCAGTTTTTGGTCTGGTGGAGGAAGTGGAACACCCATTTGCTCTTCAATCTTGCGTCTGTACAAGAATCCAAGGTGTTCAGCAATGTGTGCTTGGATAGCAGCCATCATTTGCTGAGCCATAGGGTTCTGTCCCATTGTTGCAGCAATCATTGGATCCTTCATAAAGGTCGTATGAGCCGCAATGTGAGCATCTTGGTCTTGATAAATGAACGCTTTAGTAGGTTCACCCTTCAAGAACGCCATGTTCTCAGAGATAGGATCTCTTGGTTGTTCATCATCTGGTGTTGGGACTAACTTCTCACCATTCTTAATACCCAAAACCTCAATCATTTGACGATGTAGGTTAGGTAAGTTGTAGATCTGTGGAGCTTGTTGAGCCATTTGCATCACAGCTTGGTACTGCATGATGCGCTGAGCCATAGTAGAGCTATTAGGATCAGATACAGGAATGACATCCACCATGTCATAGTCTTCCTGCTTAGCCATTCTCGTACCAGAGGTAGGTTCGTACTCATACTCTGTAGGAGCGTAGTCACGAATAATCGCTTTGAGGATCTTGAACTCTTGCTTCATAGAGTAGTGAACCCGTGCCTGCACAGCAGACATGGTTTTCAACTGACGCTCTAACAAAGCTAACGTAGTTCCCACTGGCGCATTAGCAGACATATCACTGACGTTCATATCAGCAATAGATCCCAAACGCCTACCCTCTTCAGTGACCTTATCTAACAACATAGACAAGACTTGTGATGGCTCCTTATAAGGAAGCATCATTATGTTGTCTTTGATAGATCCACTAGGTACGTCTACATCCCTGAACTCACCGGGAGCAATAGGAGTATCGTCACCTTTTACTCGTAAACCTCTAGATTTAAGACCACCGGGCAGATTACTTAATGTGCCAGCATCAATGAGTTGCCTAATAAGAGATGTACCGGCTCGGGCATAACCACCAATAAGATGTATGAAGCCAAAGCCATAAGCACCAAAGCCGGGTACATAATCGTACTGAACAAAGTGCTGACGTTTAAGGCGCTTCTTATCTTTCTCATCCCAGTTCCTGTAAATAGACAGAACCTTATTAGTCCCAACATCAATCGTGATGATGTAAGGTAAAGCAATACCGTCTTCATCTTCATAGCCCGGTAAATCATAGTCAACTTGGATTTCATAAATTTGGTAGCGGTCGTCATCAGTTACTGAGTAACCCTGCTCATCCGCTTTTTTCTTTTCTACGTCAGTGTGTAAGTTACTAGGTTCTCCAAGATCTACATCACTGTAGAAACCTGCAACCTGTAACTTTTTAAGTTCATTCTTAGACTTACGCATGATGTGCGTAACTCTCTCAGCAGTCCTAGAACTACTAGAGCCATAAGGAATAATCACATCTTCAGCCGGAACGTAAACAGAAGTTTGACGGCCAAGGCTAGGATCGTAGTAAACTTTCTTAAAAGCTGATCCTGCTAATCCAAGATTAAACAACATTCTCTCGTGCTCAGGACGATACTCAGGCATCTCTTCCGTGAGTTTATAGTTCATGTCCTCCTGAACTCGCGCAGCCGCTTCAGTTTTAAGTCGGTCAATTGCACCAATAATTTCAGTTTTGACTGGCCCCGCCGCTGGGAACGTTTCAATAATCGTTTCACTCTGGAACCGAACCGCAGCTTCTGTAAGGATCGTAGAGAAAACTCCACAAGCGCCATTCCACGGCTCAGTACGTTCTTCATACTTCATCCCCAAAACATCGAGACCCTTAACGTACATCTCCACCCAGTCTTTACGAGATGTCACATCACTAGACACCTCTTCTACCAGATCAGAGCCAATCGTAGCTAGAGTTCCTTCATCAATGAACTCAGCCAAGTTGTCGTCAAACTCGTCTCCCCCACCAGTAGGAGGAGTCAAATCAATCTCAATCCCGTCTATCTCAATAGACATAGACTTTGGATCTTCAACTTCAATTTCAATTTCTGGGCCTTGTAAGGCATCTATGCCTTGTGGCATTTCGTATAAAGATTTTTCCATGAGAGCCTCAATAGTAAACGTGCTTCTTTCTGAAGCCGATTAGATCTTCACGCTCGTCTGAATCAAGCCGCAAAAATCCACCTTGTCTGAAACGAATCAGAGCTTGTACACAGGCATCAACCAAGTCATCATGGTCAGCATTCGGAAACGCAGCCATCTGCTCGATTAACTCGTGCGCCCACCTCGTGTCAGGTGCCCATACTTTACCCGACTTGAACAAATCAGTCACCGAGTTTAGACGCACAAATTTATCATTGCCTCTAGACGGCGTGTATTCACTAACAACAATCCCCATCCGTCGGAGTTCAAAAATTAACGGAGCGCCAGCAGCTTTAGCTTCCACAACAAAAGCATCCGGCTCCCAATCTTTATAGTGGTTAAACGCTTTCTCCTTGAGTTCAGGAAACTCCATCCTCTTTTGGAAAGCATCTAACAAAATAATATTAATGTCCTCTGGGTTCTCATTTAAGTGAAACACCCCAAGGGTCACGCAGGCGGAATAGTCTGATCTCTCATTCTTAGTAAAAGCCGTATCCCAACTCTGAATGATAAATTCACACCTAGGAGGATCTTCCTTCTCCCAAATCTTCCACCACTCCCTCTTAACTAAAGCACCCTCTTCTCCCGTAGGGTTCTGCTGATACTGGGCATTCCACTTACTAGGAGGCAACTCATCTCTTAGCGCCGAGAGTTCTTCTAAACTCCAGAACTCTGGCCATAAGGGATTACCACTAGGCATAATCGCGGGGAGTTCAATCACCTCCCACTCTTCACCCTTATCCCTACTTGCTGCATCCTTGATGATCCTACCAGTCAGGTCTTTCTCCGACCAACGGGTCATCACGACAACAATAGTACCTCCCGGCTGTAAACGCTGTCTAGGCCCAGATGTATACCATTCATAAATCTTATCAAAGACCGTAGGATCCCCTTGAGCTAAAGCCGCTTCCTGTTCAGAGTGAGGATCGTCAATGATTAAAAGATCCGCACCTTTTCCGGTAACAGTTCCTCCCACACCAATAGCGAAGTACTCTCCGCCCCCGTTAGTAGCCCATCTACCGGCTGCTTTACTGTCCTGTCTCAAAGATACATTAGGAAAGATCTTTGCGTACTGCTCACTGTCTACTAAGTTACGAACCTTACGGCCAAAGCCAACAGCGAGATCAGCCGTGTTAGAACATTGAATCACTTTCTTATTAGGGAACTTTCCAAGGAACCACGACGGGAGCAGGTACGAAGCAAACTCAGACTTAGTATGCCGAGGAGCCATGTTAATAATTAATCTCTTAATCTTCCCATTAGCTACATCCTCAAACTTCTTAGCCATGAGAGAGTGGTGCCTTCCCGAAACAAAACCCGGCCACATCGTCTTAATATAGTCCATGAAAGATTCCTGCGCCTTCTCCCGAACAAGCGCACCCTTGTACTCTTCCACCTCCGCTAAGAACAAATCCCGCTCGTTCTCCGGCAAACTATCAATCAACTGTTCCAGCTTCATGTGTGACTTTATTCAAGGTTCCTGAAGTTAATATAAACAGGTCTAATCGTCCTGCCTTGTTTATCAACCTTCTTTATAACACCTATATTCACAAGCCGCTTAATTATTTTTGAAGTATTTGACATGCTCATCTTTCCACGCTGGTGAGCTATATCCCTAAGAGAGGGGCTGAACCCGTACCTCTTCCACCACTCATCAATAATCAAAAACACTTCCTTCTGTACCGGTGTCATATCCAACTCCATACATTCTTCAAACGTCTTGTCGCTCTTACGAGCCGTCATCTTCTTGTTAATTTGGACTCTAGAAATCATTTATCATTTCTGCGTAGAAATCATTAATCATTTCTAGACCCCAGAAATGAGAAAAAATTCTAGAAAAATTTTTGTAGAAATCATTAATCATTTCTACCCGGGGTGTCTTCCCTGAACGCATGGGTGGGTATGCTGCCAGAAACTTTTTCTAGGGGTGGGGGATTCGATTCTTGTTGGGTTGATTCGGGTGGAATAGTATGTAATAGACTCTGGGACTCCGACTGGCTGGTTGGGGGGGTCGGGGCGGGGTGGGTCTCGCCCGCTAGCTCGCGCAAAAGGGTGTCGGCCTCCACGAATGTCGCATCCTCCGCGCCCGCATTGAGCATCTCCCGCAGTTGCCCCATGATCTTGGCCTTGGTGTCCTCGCTTGAGCGTATGGTTCTGATCTCCTTACGCTCAGTGAAAGCCGCGACCTCTGTCACTGTGCCGAGCACCTTAGCCGCTTGCACTTTGGTGGCTTGTTTTGCCTCTGGGTCAATCACCACTTGGACGAGCGATTGAATGACCAACTCCCTCAAAGCCGCAGGGGTGCGATGTTTAGCCGCCTCAATAGCCAGCCTGTAAGCCTCGACCTCTAGAGCTATTCGCGGGTCAGCCGCTAGCTTGTAAGGCTCAGTCGTGATCGTTGCCCGCGTTGCGTCCTTCTTATGGCTCTGCCTGTATGCGTCTGCCTTCGTCTTACCGAGTGCAAGCCCCTTCGCGAACTCTTGTTGTTTCCCTGTTAACGCTTTGCCGGAAACGCCTAGAAGCTCTGTCATTGGGACTTGTTCTAGTCCTTCCCTTATCTGCTTTCTGCTTAATGTTTTCATGTGTGTTCTCTCTCTCCTGTGTTGGGGGAACATGAAGCAAAGCCGTACCGCTTCGCTAGTTCCTGACGGGGCGATTGGAACAGAAATCTTTTATCATTTCTAGCCCCCTTCTGCTGCTTAAATCTGTAATGCTTTCGGGCTACTTTTGAAACCTTGTTTTTGCTTGTTTTTGTAATACTTTGGATTACTTAGGGAAATCCCCTAGCGTTGATTTTAAAGGCTTTTTTCATACATGGCACGATTCTATTATGCTATATATGTGTAAGGCACAATAAATCGTTACAGTGTTTTACACCAACCTACAAAGGACTGATAATGCAACTCGAAATGACCCAACCAAGCACAACCTCAACTGTGGCTATCTTCATGCTCAACGACCAACATCGTCTGATCGTCCATAGAACGACCACCGGACTGACTGTTGACTGCCGAACTTGCTCGCTCTCGGCTACTGCCGCCAAAGCCGTGATCTTTGCCTTCGAGAATGGAATCTTCCGAATGATGATCGATGGCGCAAACTTCAAACGAATCTAAACCCCAAAGGAAAAACCATGACAAACCACCCCGACAAATCTCACTTCTTCGCTTCTTCTGTCTGCACTTGGATAACCACCAATGAAAAGCGAGACCTTCGCCAACTCATCAAGCACATGGACAAAGAGGGCAACCCATACAACCTGTTTTTCGTGCCTGTGCCGCATGACGCGGATTATGAGATCAGGGTCTATCAGCCGCAGGTTGAAGGCACTCAATGGGCAGGGTTCTTCGAGCCCAAAGCAAAGCGTTAAGACATGCCTGAAGCCCTCCGGTGAGGGCTTTGGGGATTACTCACCAACCACAAAGGAAAGACTATGCAACTCGACCTGACCGAAACCCAAGCCGCAGAACTGTGGATGATCTTAGCCGTCCGGATTGACCACCTAGAACGCGAGATAAACACCCACCACATGCCAGACGTCCGCGCCATTGCCCGCAGACAACTCGCCCGCACACAGCCCATTTTTGACGCTGTTAACGCACACGTTACCGCCACCGCATAAAGGAGACCATCCGATGACTGCCATTGTCCTAGACACGCCCGAGAAAATCGCCCGCTACCGCCTGTTAACCCTCCGAGCCGCCCTCCGGCTTGAGATCGCGGGAATGAAAAAGCGGGGTCAATCCGCTTACCAAATCTTGAAAAACGAGGGCTATACAGGCACGCGCGCCCAAGTGCTTGAGCAATTACATAACCACCTTGAAGCCACCAAATAAAGGAGACCATCCGATGCAAGTTATTGAAATTAAGGTCTATTCATTCGATGAACTGGACGACCAAGCAAAAGAAAAAGCCCGCGACCAATGGCGGGCGAACTCTGATTTTCTTTGGAGCGATGAGGCAGAAAATTCAATTAAAGAATTCTGCGGGCACTTTGGGATTAAGTTAATTTATTGGAATGTCGCGCCTTACTCAAGCCCCGACTATTCCGCTGAGTATTTCAATTCACATTTCCGAGGCTTAAAACTGCGGGACTTTAAACGCGACTTTATGCCGTCCGGTTACTACTTGGACTGCGACCTTTGGATGACCTTCTACGATGAATTCAAGCGCACCAGTAGCGCAAAAAAGGCATTTGATAAGGCACTCTGGGCAGGTTTTATCGCTTTCAGAAACGACTTAGAAGCGCAACTGTCTGACGAATACATTGACGAACACCTGACGATTAACGAATACCAATACACCGAAACCGGAAAACTTTTTTAAAGGAAACACCATGCAAAGAATTACACGCAAATTTTTACAAGCCCGCATTGATACGCTGAACCGCATGACTGGCAACCCAGTAGAACCATACCGCAGGGACGAGAACGGCAAAGCCGTTTCGAATGCCGGTAACTACCACCTAGACGGGGCTTACGGGGGCTTTGCCCTCTACCGCATGGTAGGCGAATCGGGCGGCTGTTCCGATGTCTTTTCTTGTGGTCATGTAAGCGCACGGCAACTAAGCGAACTTATCGGGGCTTACATGGCGGGCATTTACTCAATGCAAAAGGAGATCGCATGAACCACGCACCCGCCTACATCATTGCCCAAGGCTACAAATTTGAGAAAGCCAAGACGCCCGCAAAGGCTTTGGTCTATCGCAGATGGCTAGCAAATGCAAAAGCAGCAGACACGCAAAACCAAGAGGAGATCATCCGGCTATTTGAGCAAGGACGAGCCGAGGCACGATAACCACCTGAAGCCCTTAATCGAGGGCTTTGGGGGGCGATTGACCCCATAACAAAGGAAACAAAATGCAAACACGCACACGCAAAACGCCTCACGGCTACATGACCGAGACCAACATCCCATTGAGCGATTCAATGCAGTTATCGCTTACCACCATGAAGCGGGCTTCGGGAAACCTGACGACCACCGCAGTTGTGACCATCCGAGAGGGTCAGTTTTTCTCGCACCGAATGTTTCACGACTACAACAAAACGCTTTTGACGAGCCGTGTCGCCCGATGCACACCCAAAGCATTGGAGACCCAACACGCCCAAGCCTTGCAGAACTTGGACGTTATCAAAGACACAGTAAACCACCACTACGCGACCCTGAACTGAGGAGACCATCCGATGATTGATTCAAACGCCTTATCCAATGCCGTACTGAATATGTACGACATACGCGAGGCACTATCAAAACGCACAAAAAACAAGCCACTCAATGACGACACCGATTCGGATTATTCAATAGGTGACTGCTTAGATGATGTAGTTTTATTCTTGGAACAACTAGAGGAGACCAACCAATGAAAAAGAATGACGGACTCAATCACCACTTGAAAGAGTTGGAAAAACTGGGTTGGCATTGTGTTGCACTTTTGCACACTGACGACTTAAAAGACAGGATAAACGGAGGCACAGACATTGTAGAAATGCCATCCGATTACATCCTCAACGAAGCACTGGCGAATGTCTGCCGCAGGTTTGATGTGGACATAACGGACTATCTCGACTATGCCCAAGAGTTAGCAATGGAATGGAAACAGGAGGAAAAGCAATGAAAGTTTGGAAAGTAAACATAGATGTATTTGTTACTGGCGAGAACGAGCAAACCGCTATTGACAACCTGATTGGAGAATTGGATTACGCCTTCTCTCACATGGACACACCGCTTCAGGCTTACTCACATCCTGAGAACGCACAACTTGAAACAGAAATGGAGAATTGAAATGGCAAAAGTAATTAAAGAAAACGGATGTTTAGTTTTACGCGATGACTGGGACGAGGACGACATCCGGTCAGTCGCGGAACAGATGGAAGTTGAACTAACTGACGGCATGGTTGAGGAGGCTATGCACTGGGTTGCTAAAGCCTTTGACGCAACCATTGGTATCAACTGGGACAGTATCGAAGCCGCTATTGAGCTAACTGTTCGACTAGAGAGGCAAAGAAAATGAACGACACAAAACAATTAGCCCTTGACGAAGCGATGGATAAATTTCAAAGGGTACTTTTAAAAGCCAAGATCAGCGATCTTTTAGTAGAGAACCATCCGGCAGAACTGGCACGTTTAACGGGTGAAGATGACACAACTTGCAAAAAGATTGTGCATGAGCTTTACATGGAGAGATTCAATGACCCGAACTGTTGGCACGTTGAGCAGTCCGATGATATTTGGGTTATCTACGGCAATACAACGGACGAATGGATAGACGAGAACGGAGATTACAGGGGCTTTGATACCGAGGAAGAAGCTAACGAATACATAAAGGAGACCATCCGATGATTTACTTTGCATTAAACCCTGACGGGCTTTTGTATAACTTGGGCGACCACGGAGATTGGGAAGCGGCAGAGGAAACCGCTAGTGATCTACGCATTGACCCAATATGGACGCTCAACGAGAACGAAGCCCTCAACTGGGCGGAATTTATCCTTCAAGAGATTAAACAAACCCGTAAAGCATTTGAAAAGGTATCAACATGAAAGTCTCAGAACTGATCGCCCACCTGAGCGAACTGCCCCCGCACCTTGAAGTCATGGTGTGGGATGCCGGAAATCGCAGCAAATTAGCGAGCGTTGACGACTCATTTATCAATGACGAACTGCCGTTCGTTGAACTAAACACAGACACAGACGATTGAGGAGACCATCCGATGAAATACGAACAAGTTTGCAAGGTACTTAATGACGCAAAGATTGACTTTTGGGTCAACGATGTGGACAAGACTAAATACATTCATGTCAACTTCGATGCCGAGTTTGAACCAACACACGAACAAAAGGCATTTATTGACACTTACCTAACTTGCGTTGCAAGCGCAACAGAGGAAGAGTGCATAGCTTTCTTTGAAGAGGAAGCACCGCAAGATGGAGACGCATTCACAGACAAGTGGAGCTTAGGCACATACTCATCAATCATGGACGCATGGTGCGTTTGGCAACAAGCAATGAACTACGCAAGGAGCAACAAATGAAAACCTACAAAGTATTGGCACAGTACACCACCTATGTGTATGAATTCATAGAGGCAGAGAACGATGAGGAAGCATGGAACAAAGCCCACGAACTAGACGGAGGCACTTTCAAAGACTCAGGCTATGGCGACTGGGATATTTATAGCGTTGAGGAGGAGAAAGCATGAACTACCAATCCGCCTACTGGGACGATGAGAAGCTAGACATATTCCGAGACATGGAACGCAGGGCTTTCGCTGAGGGTAAACCTCCGGAAGTTACGCAACTGTACGGATTTATTATCGACACCCTCGAAGAACTCATTCAAATAAAAGAATCATTGGATAACTAATCATGGAAACAACACGCAAATACCCACGCACCTTGGCCGAAGCCTTTCCCGAGGACTCAGAACACCGCGCCCGCTACGGCTGTGCCATTGAAATCACAGGAGACCGTCCGATTTACTGGGTTGAGACCCTTCAATTCGCAGCGGTTTGTATTGCAATTGGCTACTGTCTTGGCAAAATGTTCTGATGAAACAGAAAACCCTATTCGCAATCTACCTCGTTGAAGATGAGACCGGTTTCGTGACTGTCAAATCTGACCATATCGGTCAGGGCATGATGAGTTACGAGATCGGTCTAGAGATACTAGCCAACCTCAGAATGGCGGAGAAACTAAACCCCGACATCCTGAGTGTTGACTATATGTACTACTCAGACCAGTTTCAATGATGCAACTAGGCTTAAACCTAACTTCAGTAAGCCGATGCGTTGGTGAGTATCGTTTGCATCCTCACCCACCACATCACTCATCCAATACTTCCATCCGATCTCCTTCGCGACCCTCTCACCCGTCCCGCTTTTATCGTTATCCGCAACGATGAGTCCATCCGGTAAGCCCTCCGCTACCTTCTTCATATTTCCCGCGCTGAAGCAAACATGAATCGTGTACCTCCGGCTCATCTTTCTAAGTGCCGCTTGGATAGACAGACCCGTAGCGTATCCCTCACACAGAATATGAACTCCCTTGTTGTCAATGACTAGCTCCGCGTTACTGGTGCGCTGACCATACAGAAACTTCTTTGAGCCATCCTCTTCTATAAGCTGACATCCGACAAGGTGTCCATCCACCCGCATGGGTACGACAAGAGTACGCTTACCTTCATGCCCCCAAATCCTGTCCTCCGAGTCAACGAATCCCTTCCTGTTCAAGTACTCATGCTTACCCAGAACTGTCTCGCCCATAATGAATGCCGCCCGCTTGACTGCATCCGCTTGGTCTGCCCTGCGCTTTGCTTCTAATGCCGCTAAGTCCTTCGCAATCTTGACCCGATCAATCTTGACTGGTGTATCCGGTTGCCACAAAGATACTTCTGTATCGGTTGCGTGATTTTGCAAAAAAGCATGGTCAACCATGTATTTCAATGCGCCATTTCTTTTGTGAGGATGATCCTCTGTTGGGTATCTCTTCCAAACACCTACTGGTGGTAGGGTGTCAATGATGAATCCCAATGCCCGCGCATGAGCTAAAAGTGAATGGCTCATAGTAAATAACCTCTCTCACGCATGAAATCTACAGGATGTTTTGCATTCTTCTGAAGATTACATTTTGATTTCAACAACTGAACATTGTCATCCGTATTCGTTCCGCCCATAGACAGCGGAATAATATGATCCAAATGAAAATCATCATTGAGTTTATTAAGACAACAAACACATAAACCATTTTGCCTTTGGAATAACACTTCAACAATGTTGGGAGATAGTTTCCCAGTCCTTTGCAAACCTCTTCTTGATTGGTTAAGAGCTCTAATTTTTTGTAAATTAGATTTTCTGTAAATGGAAACAGAAAGCTTTACTTTCTCTTTGTGTTTTTCGTAATAGGCACGGCTATATTTTCTTACTACATCCGTGGGTCTATAAGATTTAATTTTTTCTTTATTGTTTGCCCTCCACTCGACAAGATACTCAGCCTGTCTTTGTTTTTGAGCCTCTGTTCTAGCAGCCCTTAGATCTCTTTCATAAGCACGAATCGCCTCTGGGTTTTTTGCTCTAGCATCTCTCGCAGCTTTAGCTTTACAACTTTTACAGACAGATTGATGAGAAGGCTTTCTGTTTTTTTGATTCTTTTGTGCAAAAAAATCAATACTTTTTATTTCATTACAAACTTTGCAAGTTTTCATAAAAGCTCCAAATGTTGAAGTCATTATAGAGAATCCATGATCTCGCGCAACAATGAATTCCATTACCGCATCCTCCGAATCTGCTTGATGTATCTATTGATTCCATCCTGCACGAACTTAGTTACCTTTGCATCCGGCATGACTGGTGTATCAGCCAACATCCGAGGCCACACCCCGAACTTTTCTTTGTACACATTCGCAGCTCTGCCCTTCGACCAACCCTGATATTTGATGTACCAGTTAAGCATCGACCACCATACTTGCTTATCGTCACGGGTCATAGTGCCCGTAAGCTCCTGCATCTCACCCGCTACGGCTTCTATCTTGGTCTTACGCTCCCTAATATGACCGCAGGACTTGCAAAGATCAGAGTTCAGAGGCCATAAAGCACCACACGCAGGGCATTTAGCCGCCTCTTTCTCACGCTCTGTCGGTTCTTTCTTAGCCTTCTCCGCCCCGTCATCTAGTTCACTAACACCACCACCGAACACCTCGTCCCAGTCCTCACGGAATCTGAGATAGTTACCTGAGTGGTCAAGCCATACGGCAAACTCTTTCCCCTCATGACCGCGCATGACACGACCCATCTGCTGAATGTGAGACGACAAAGACTTGGAGAACGGACGAGCCGATACTCCGATCATCACATCGGACACATCGAAACCCTTGGTCAGAATGTCCGTAGCAATCAGGCCATTGATCTCTGTGTCCGGCTTGCTGAACTCCTCAATCACATCCTTTTTATACTGATCGTCATCCCGATAACTAATGTTGATAAAGTTATAGCCACGCTCACCAAACTTCTGCGCCAAGTCAGCACCATGAGCTACACCGGAACAGAAAACAATCGTTTTAGCAGGCTTGCCAAAGATTTCATGGGTCTTTTTCTCCCACTCCACCACAATATCACCAGTGATCTGCATTCCTCGTTTAGTAGTTTCAGTAGGAGACCACTCGCCCGCCACCTTCTTAGCCCCCTCCATGTTTATTTCTTTGGCAATAAATACTTTTAGCGGGACAAGCACCTTGTCATCCACCAACTCCCGTGTCGTGACTGTCGAGACCACATCCTCATAGACCTTGGCTAACCCCTTGGTAAATGGCGTAGCACTCAAGCCAATCACCCGAATGTCAGGGTTGTTCTTAATGAACTCGACTGTTGCCGCCCGTGTCTGGTGGGCTTCGTCAATGATGAGTAGGTTTAGATTGGGAAACTCCTCCCGTCTTTCCAATGTCTGAGCCGAGCAGATTTGTATCTTCTCCGATGGGAGATTACGCCAGTGACCTGACTGTAAAACTCCATGCTCAATCTTGTATTTGTCTAGCCGTTGACTGGTCTGATCGCACAGAATGATCCTGTCCAAGACCATTGCCGCCCGATTACCCTTCGACTTAGTAGCTTCAAGCAAAGCAATAGCCATCTCTGTTTTGCCTGCTCCTGTCGGGGCATAAAGCATCAAGCTTTTCTTGCCCGATGCAAACCCCTCACGCAATGCCTTCAGCGTAGCCTCTTGATAAGGCCGTAGTTCTAATCCCATATTGTTTCTCCAGCTACCCACACATTAGCCTGTGGGCTTAGGCTTTACTTACTTCTTTAATTGCCTTTGTAGGGCTGCGATTTGCTTCTTCATTGCCGCATTCTCATTCATCAAAGTGTCCCGACTGATACGGGTTGACTTCAACTCTAACTCCATTACACGCAGATCCTCACGCAACTGGGCAATAGTATTCTCAGCCAGCTTCTTCTCTGATTCGTCAGCCGCATAGACCGCTACCGCCAGACGATCCTTCAGCTTGTCGTTCTCATCTGCCAGTGCCTTGATAACGTCACCGCTTTGGTCATGCTTTGGTTCTTCCTCTGGCTTCTCGTACTTAGCCTTACGCTCGAACGTCTTGCCGTTGCGAGTAACCTTCACCACCTCTGGCTTCACGCCACCACGGACTGACTCCACCAAAGTAACAGACACACGACATGCCTTTGCTATCTCTGCCGTGTTCCAGAACTGCCACTCGAAGTCATCAAGCATGGCCTGAACTGCGTTACGCTTGTCCTCGTTAGTCCGATGCCGTCCGTTCTCTGCGTTCACGCTGAACGATCTAAGGATTGCATCCCTCAATGTGCCGTTGACTACTGTTACATCAATGTCCTTGATCCCCGCCTTCTGGTGGGCAAAGTACCTGTGGTATCCGTCAGTCAGGTAATACTTAATGCCGTCATAGTACGCAAGCACCGCAGGAAACCGAGCACCACCCTTGAGTGACTCTGCGTATTCATCCACCGCCTCTTGAATAATCTTGACCCGTGACTGCGTACCGCCATCTATTGTGAGTTGATTGAGTTTCATTTGCCTTGTCCTCTCATTGTCCATCCTATTAAAAAGTAACACCACTTGGTATTGATGTTGATGTTGGTGTACCTCTTACCATTCCAAACGTCAGCAATGCTTCTGCCTTTGGTGGCCATGTAAGACTCAAACGCCTGTCGTGCTTCGTTCATGTGTTTGCTTTCAGATAGTTAATCTCGCGTTGGTAGTGGGCTATAAGCTCCTCCAACATCTTGCTGTATTGCTTTTCCCATTCCAGTTTTGCTTTTAGTTCTTCCATTACATTCTCCTTTGTGCTCGTTTAGTCCAGCAGTTTGCACAATGCCACTTGTTAGGTGACATCTGTATCCCGCCTTCCGGTGGTTTTATTTCTTTACACTTATCACACTGCTTGAGTTGATGGTGGGGCTGCTTGCTTCCAAGTACCAACTGTTGCGCTACAAATCCGTTCATTCTTCGTCATCCCAAAAATCTTGAGGCCATACCAGTACGGGTGTCGTAACCCCCAAGTAACCGCCTTCAATGTTGAACTCAATAAACTCTCTTGCTTCCTCGGCATCCATGCCGTCACGCATTAGAATCTCCCGTATCTTTTCAGCGTCATAGACAAGCACTTGAACCTGTTGTCTGTCACGCCAGATCATTGCAGGGCCAAGGATGGCTTCGTCGTAGCCGTCATACTTAATCATCGCTTCATCATCCTCACATAAGTGGCAAAGCTTTGAGCCGTGTCGCCAAATGGTTTCATCTTGTCAAACTCTTTAGCCACCTCTTCTAGTGTGTCGTTCCTGATCTTCTCTGACACCTCATTGATCTGAGCCTTGACCATCTGCCGCTTGCGCCAGCCCATCGCTCTTTCCCACACGTTTAAATCCAAGTCGGACATGGAATTCCTTTCAGTTCTGGAAATGCTTTATCTACCATAGCCATAATTCGGTCATTCTTTTCTTTTAACTTTGCCGAACTTGCAAGAATAGGTGCAAGAAACCATGTAATTCTTTTGTTATGACTCAGCTTTGCTAATATTCTTCTTCGGTTTGTTCTTACTTTCATTTTGTTTCCTGTATTCAATTACCTCATTTAACAACTGCTCCATCTCATAAGATGCTTCCAAATGGAACGGACTGATTGGCTTGCAATTAGCCATTGATCTCATCATTCCAATAGTCAACCTTGCCGTGCGTTCACTTAAGGGTTTCATGTATTCTCCTTGTTAAAAAACCACTTCCATCTGCGTTGCTTTGCAATAAAAACCAATGCTGTCTGTGCATATTTTTCAAGCGATATGCCCATCTTCTTTGCAATCGCTACTTCAGTGGCAGTCAAGGTCATCTTGCCTACTCTGTTCTCATTCCTTACTTTACGAACTCGCACCGTTCTTATCCTTGAGTTTGGCTTCAATGGCTTTGTAGTAATCAAAAGGTGTCATGTCCACTTTCCACAGAACACCGCATTGAGCCTTCGTCAGCCCAACCCAAGGGCGCGTTCCTTTTGTTTGCAACATACCTATATCGGAGTTAAGCAGTCCCGCATCTATCAAAGCGTGGTCATCTTCACGCTCAGGCAAGGGGTGCCCTGCTTGCTTGTAGGCTTCATCACGCCAATGTTGTGCTCGTTTCCTGTGGTACTCACAGTTTGGACAAGGGCGAGAATATTCTTGGATGTCATCGTCATCAGTCATAGCTTTTCCTTGGCTTTAGCGTACTCAATCTCAAATAGCGTACAAATCTTTGGCATCAATGCTTTGAACAACTCATTGCGATCCACCTCTGGTTTTGTCAAGCGCGGTATGTACTCAGGCACAACCAACTCAAGGCCAAGGTACTCAGCAAAATCAGTCAGCACAGTCGAAGCAAAATCACGATGCGTGGCGTACCACTCGTCCATGTCCTCACCATCTTGCGTTTCAATGAACGCCAATATCTTGGCTGTTAGTTCTTCTTTGGTCATGGTTTCTCCTTCAGCACCGCCTCTAGTGTGTCAAGGGCTTTGTCCCAGTTGTTGTAGTCAATGCTATTACTGAACGATTTAACAACGGCTATAGCTGCCTGCTCAATCTTCTTTAGCCTGCGAACCTCAGACTCAAGGTCAGCCAGTGCTAAGTCCATTTCTCTTTCCTCTTCTGTCATTTGGAATCCTCCACTAACACCTGATCTAACTGCTCGGCCAACTGTTCCATCACTTCAGCTTCCACCCACGCCACAACTGTGCGGCCAAGGATGTTGTCGAACTCTGGGAATGTCTGGTTGAATCTTTCCATCTGCTCTTTGTTCATCACTGTTTTCCTTTGCTTAAGTTTCTTACCCTCAACATGACACCTCATGTCATCCTCCCACGTAGCCCACTCAAAGAGCCACCGCCACATGAAGTCATCATTCCTGCACCTGAACTGGTACTCAGCCATCGTCAGGCATACATCCTTAGTTGGCCTGTCCATTCCTGATCTCCTTGATTACTCTCTTGATAACCGCAGGAGTTACCCCGAATCTCTCAGCAATAGCTTTGGTTGATACACCCTCTTTCATCAGCACTTCAACCCTGCGCTTATCCACCTGTGTAGCAGGACGACCCGCCCCTTGTCGTGCTCCACCATGCGTCATTTCACCTCCGTTATACCTCATTGATTGTCTCCTGTTATACCTGCTATGTTTAATGTAATTATTGCACAGTTCTGGCGGTTTGTGCCGTGTGTTGTAAAAAGGTGCTAGGGACTTTCCCTAATGTTGCGTTTTACCTACGCCAGTCTGTTTGGTATTTATTGCCCTTGGCTTTGTTGCAAGGGCCACACAGGGGTTGAAGGTTGTTGATGTCAAGAGCAAGCTCAGGAAAGTACTTGCGTGGTTTGATGTGATCCATGTTGATAGGGAACTTGCGACTGTTCTCTCTTCCACACTTGCAACACACTAGCCCGTACCTCTCGGCAGCTTCTCGGCGAAGCTTCCTCCACGCCTCTGAGTATAAGAACGGGTCTGCCGTCTTACGCAGTTCGTCTGCTACCTCGTTATCCGTCATAGACGAAGCCCGTACTGCCCAAGCTAATTTCATCGCCTTGCGTTTCAACTTATTGGAAAGGTTCATTGACATCCTTGGTGAGTGCTAGGCTCGGCTGGACATGACTCTGCCTAGGGGAGAGAGTATCTCCACCTAGGCGTTTGTCCACATCCTCGGAGCCGTAGCTTAGTATCCGTGTGGGCTGACATCAATCCAGCTTGTGTCAACTCTGAATGCTTTCCATCGCTTGGCAATGTCTAGCTCGGCCATTCAGACCGTTGCCGCCACCCGCAGACTGAACCACGGACAACAACGGAACTCCCCCGATTGCACCTTGCATCTTCCAGTGCTCTCGCCCCAAGACGGAACGTTGTAGGGTTGGTGGACTCTGCGCCAGCATGGGACTTCTCCCAAGTTCAAACAGTTCCCTCGTGCCAACCCAAAACCCGATAGTTTCTTGAGGCAAGCAAGGTGTGGAGATGAGACTGAGACTGCTCACATGAAGCAGTGTTTCGTCCTAAAACTAGAAGCAAATGATGGCGCTAACCCATCACCAGTCCCAGTCTCAAAAACAAAAAAGCCGTTAATGAAACCCCGGTGGAAAAACACATCAGCTTTTGGCTGACGCGCTACCCCAGTCGGGGTCGGGACTTCATTAACGGCTCTACTTGCATTGGTTTCCACACCTAGCGAGCGGATTATAAGCACAACTATTCCGGCTTTGCAACAGTTGTAGAAATTATTTATCATTTCTACAAAAAAAAGTGGCCCCAGTTACGAAGCCACTAAAACAATCAAAGGAAAAAAGCAACTCAAAAAACACCCAGCCCTCTGGATTGATGCCATGTTACTCGCAGCGTTTAAGAATTTCAAGTGCTTCCTCAACTGAATTGACAATTACCAACATCCCACCTGTCCACTCGTCGAAGAATTTCTGCTCGGCCTCGGTAAGCTTCCTAGCTGACGGCACTTTGTCCCCGTCCTTGACCTCCATAAGCACCGTATAGCCCTTGTAAGCCACTAAAAGATCAGGGATGCCATCACCCTGCGAGATCACCCTTACGACCGCTCCTGCGCCCCGTAATGCGTCCACAATTTTGTTCTGGTTTGCGTCAATTCTGTTGGCTCTTCTCATGGTGTCTCCTACCTGATGCAAAATATTTTAACTTACCTGTTGCAAAATTAAAATGTAGCAGGTAGAATCTATACCATGCTGACTGGTTTAATGGAGCGGTTCGGTTGGGCATGGCAGAGCGAAGACTGGCTCGGTTGGGTCTGGCTAGGCAAGGAACTGGAGACAGTCGATAGGGCATTCATTGAGTGCCACTTCGAGTGTTAGGCACGGTCGGGCAAGTCTCGGCACGGTGAGGAGAGGCGGGGATAGGCAGGGCACGGCACGGAAAGGTGCGGCATGGAGCTAGAAATAGTCGATAGGGTATTGGCAACAGTACCACTTCGAGTGTTAGGCAGGGATCGGTACGGTGAGGCAGGGTCTGGTTCGGCAAGGGCTAATGTAGCGGCTATGAAATTGGAAACAGTTTCATGGTCGATACAAAGTGTGTATCAATCAAAGGAAACAAAATGAAATCTATTAAAGTAAAACTCTCAGGCTCATCTGCTTTACTCATGCACTCTGATCGCTTTGCGAACCCGTTAGACCCACTGACCAAGGCTCACAAAGAACTGACAGGCAAGCGCAAGAAAACTGACGATGACCATATCGCCATTGCTAGAAGTGAATTTATTGGTGGCTGCTATTGGAATGAAGACACTGGCTTCTTTATTCCTGCACAAAACCTAGACTCATGCCTGATCGCGGCGGCTAAGCTTCAGAAGCTTGGCGTTAAATTCAAGCAAGGCGTTCAGGTATTGGAAGACGAGCTACCCATCGACGGCTTTAAGTCCGTCACTCCAGAGAAGCTTTGGGAAAACCCAAAGAACGTGGATGCCCGTGGCGTTAAGGTAGGCATGGCCAAGATCATGCGCTACCGCCCCATCTTTCGCAACTGGTCACTGTCTGCCACGGTGATGGTGAATGAAGATGTAGTTAACCTCAATGAAGTTAAGAAAGCTTTGGTTGACGCTGGCAATTTGATTGGCTTGGGTGATTACCGTCCCCGCTTTGGCCGTTTCAATGTGGAGTTTGCATGAGCGACAATCCAAAACTATTCCCCGCTTGGAAGCAGGCAGTTAAAACTTTATTGGACAGCGGCCTTACATACGGAAGCGTACTCAAGCGCAGTTACATTTCCGAATTGTGTGATGTGCCAAAGCCAGTAGACATTGACGATGTTCGCAGGTATGACCTTGAAGTGCTTCGCTGTATTACAGAGATTAAAGACATTCTGCTGACAGCCCACTGCATGCTAATGGTCAGTGACCATGCAGGCAACTACATCATCATTGAGCCTGAGTCACAAACTCAACACGCCGTTGATGCAGGTGTTAAAGCAATCGGTCGAGAGATGAAGCGCATGGCTATGGGCGTGAGCTTTACCAAGACTGAACTACTCACAGACGAAGGCCGTAAGAAAAACGCAGATGCTCAGGCAAAGATCTCAAAGCTGGCCGGAATGCTAAGCCTTGAGAAGCGTGAGCTTCAGCGTATAGCAGACAGGAGTCAGCCATGAAGTTCACAAACAAGTTCAACTTACCTCAGACATTTGTCAATGTAATCCATCGGCCAACGTACTCAAAAGGTAAGGCACATATCTCTGCAACTGAGATCATCAACTCACCTCGCATTGTTCAGTTGAAGAAGAAACACTGGGATGACATTGAGCAAGACGCAAGCGAGATGGTCTGGTCACTGTTTGGTTCTGCTGTTCACAACATCTTGGAGCACGGCAAAGATAAGAACCACATCGTTGAAGAGAGACTTCACCTTGAGTATGAAGGATGGCATATCTCTGGTGCTATTGACTTACAAGAGCTAGAGCCTAATGGAACGATGACTGTCAGTGATTACAAAGTTACTGGCGCATGGGCAGTAATGAATGAGAAGGATGACTGGCACCGCCAACTCAACATCTACGGATGGATGGTGGAGAAGGTTAAGAAGGTACCCGTGGGTAAGCTTCAGATCATCGCCATCATTCGTGACTGGTCTGCCCGCGATGCCGCATCTAAGGAAGGCTACCCTCAGTCTCCAGTAGCCACGATTGATATTCCCCTCTGGTCATTTGAAGAGCGTGAAGCATTCATCACGAAACGAATCTATGACCACGGCACAGCACTCTTTGAGATGGAGACAGATGGCGAGATGCCTGACTGCACATCCGAAGAAATGTGGGAGAAGAAAACTTCCTATGCTTTAAAGAAGGATGGGAACGTGAGAGCCAAGAGTGTTCACGAGACACTTGAGGATGCCGAGAAAGCATTGGCTAAGTCCGAAGAGACAGCCAAGAAGAATGAGAAGTTTGCAATCGAAGTAAGACAGGGTGAAAGGACAAGATGCCGCAGCTACTGCCAAGTATCACCGTTCTGTACCCAATACCAAAACTACCTAAAGGAAATGCCATGAAACCAGTTAGCCTATCCCTTACACAACAGAGCGCAGAATTAATTATCCGTGCTTTGATTGAGATGCCATTCAAGCAAGTGAATCAATTGATCCACTACATTGACCATGAGATTGCTATCTCTCAACAACAGATGCCTGCTAACACAGTGACTGTTGCGCCCGCACAGAAGTACGGTCTAAAGAAAGACGGTACTCCACGCAAGCGCCCCGGTCGTCCACTTAAGAAAGTAACAAAATGAGCGTACATAAAAAACTAATGGAAGCTAGATTCAAACTTCTCTCTACGGAGATGAAGAAGTCTGGCCTCAACAAATTCGCAGGCTACTCATACTTTGAGTTAGGTGACTTCATTCCTCACATTCAACAAATCTTTTACGAGATTGGTCTGTGTGGTGTTGTCTCTTTCAATGCTGAGTATGCAACTCTGTGTATCACAGACGTAGATGACGGCACAGTCATTGTCATCACTAGCCCAATGGCCGAAGCTAACCTTAAAGGTGCTCACCCCATACAAAACCTAGGCGCGGTTGAGTCTTATCAACGGCGTTACCTTTGGATGACAGCGATGGAGATCGTTGAGCACGACATCATTGACTCTGCTCCGTCGGCTGAGAAGGTTGAAGTTAAACCTGAACCTAAACCAGAGCCAGTTAAGAAGACACCAGTTCCTTTGAAGATGGAAGGCCGTGACGATAAGTCTTGGCACCTTGTAGTGGAGAAGGAACCCGGAGACTCATCAGAATCTTGGGTAACAGCGGTAGTAGACATCACTAAGATGGGTCTAGCAGAGACTCACGACGAAGCCGAAGTGATGAAGCTATTCACCAACAACAGAATTATCTTTGATCGTCTGAAGTTAGAAGACGTTGATAGATATACCGCGCTCATGGGCGCATTCAAAACCCGTAAAGAAAAACTGAAAGGATAATCATGGCTACGAAATACCCAAACTCAGGCATGCTCGGCAAAGCTAAGCAGCCTAAGATCAACCCCAACTCACCAGACTACACTGGAAGTATTGATGTTGACATCTCTCTCATCAAAGAGATGTTGGAAGATGCCCGTCAAGAGGGCGCTGACTCTATCAACATGAAGCTTGGTGCTTGGATCAAAGAAGGACAGTACGGAAAGTTCTTCAGCATCAAGGTCAACAATTACAAGAAGACTGCACCTGTGCAGAACAAGCTTCCAGTAGATGACGGCGATATTCCCTTCTGATGAAGTACCGTAAACGTGATACTATTAATCTTTTAGGAGATTTCGTATGAAATGTTACGTTTGCGGTGATGAAGCTATTAAGCGTCATGGTAGATCGAATCTTTGTGCTCAGCACCGACGTTTTTTGCAGATGCAAAGAACAGCTAAGCACGATAAAAAATATGTTCCATCTATTTATGAACTACAGAAACTTGTTCCTGTAGATATGAGGTGTGGTGACTGTGGGATTGAGATGAATTGGGTTGATGGAAATAACAGACCATCAAACGCAGTTCTTCAGCACTATCGAGATGGGACTCTTGGAATAACGTGCATGTCTTGCAATACAAAACATGGACTTATGCCGGGAGATTCATATCGAGATATTCCAAATGGTCACAAACTTTGCACCAATTGCAAGACTACTAAGTCATTAGATTTATTTGGTAAACGTTCTGCAAAGGAAGGCGATTACCCAAAAACTAAATGCAAACAATGCGAATTAGATGCACAAAAAGCATGGCGTCAAAAAAATCCAGAAAGGTATAAACAATTGAACAAACGACATAACGACATAAAGAAATCTAATCCCGATAAGTATAGGGAACTTGACAGAAAGTATTACCACTTAAAAAAGGAGAGGAATGGAAAAGACTCACCCACACTTTGAAGCTGTCAAAGTTGCGTTGAAGCAAGACAAGACGGGGTACATATTGACTCTCAATATTCATCCCGACGAGATTGACGAAAACATAATGCGCGACTTTGTTGGTGCTAGATACCAAGTAGTTATGGTGCGACTTAATAACGAAGAACGTCCAATGAACAGAGAGCAAGAGCACTCTAACGATGGCGTTCGTACTGCTGGGATGCTCTGTAGAGATCCCCAGTTCCACAAGTTCTTATACGACGGTGGCCACATCTTTATCTCTAACGAGGAAGAAGCAACCAACTGGATGAAAGAGTACTTGGACATTCAATCCCGAACAGAAATAAAAGACAGTGCCCGTGCTCAAGAAAAGCTACGTGGCATAACACAGGAGTTTTCAGCATGGAAGATAACCGTTTAGTACCTTACTCAGTACACCTTAAGAGAGAGGTGTACGACAAACTAAAGCTGGCCGCTGGTCAGCGCAAGGCTTCAGCCCTCGTGCGTGATGCCATCACTATGATTGTCGAAGGCGATGACGAGTTCAATGGTGGATACAACAAAGGTATCCGTGACGCGATCTCTGTTATCAGTGAAGACGAACTAGCAATGAGCCTTGCATACAACGGTGACACTGTTGCCGATCTGTTGGCGGAGAAGTTGTCAGAGATGATTGTTTCTCAGAACACAAAAGGTAAATCAAATGGCAAGAAAAAAGCCTGAAGGTGTTAAGAGTCTTGTTCAGCTAGAGCCTATTTCTCTGGACAAGATGAACATGCTTGACTTCTTCGCAGCCTTTGTCCTCATGGGCTTGGCAGGCGGAGAGGACATGCAAGAGAACGCTCGCATGGCTTACGACCAAGCGGAGGAGATGATGCTTGAAAGGATGGAGAGATGAATGTAGCCATTGTTCAGTTTGATAATCGCAATGATGAGCAGTTAGGCTGGATGCGTAGGCTAGTTGACATCAATGTGCGTTATGCAAAGAAGCATGGTTACGAACACTTCTTCCATCGTAAGATTCCTTTTGACGTTCCTCCGTATTGGGCTAAGCCTTGGGTGATCTTTGATGCACTAGAGCGTGGCTTTGACATGGTTCTATGGCTAGATTCTGATGCGGTCGTGCATGATTTTGATAGAACCATAGAGAGTTTCTTTGAAGGTGATGAGCTTTTTATCTACACACCTGACTGTTCTATCTGGTCTGAGCCATTCAATGCTGGCGCTTTCTTCGTTAAGAAAGAAGCCAAGCACATCATTGAAGAGTGGATGACTCTGTACGACAGCACCATGTGGAACAAAGAAAATGAACAGTGGCACTGCCTCGGTTCATGGGCTGGCCCTGCTTATGAGCAAGGATCTTTTACCAAACATCTCATCCCAAAGTACGAAAAGAACTTAAAGAAAATTGATTGGAGGATTCTTCAGAACCCTTATCCGATTGAAGAAACATTTGTCATTCACTTTGCCGGACAGTTCAGGGTGGTTATACAAATGTATCTGCTTCCCAAAATGGAAGAGGAGCAAAGGCTGCTAGCCAATAGAAATAGCAAAGAAAGCATGGAAGATTTATTCCGATTGATGTATCACCACAACCTTTGGTCAAACAATGAAAGCAAATCTGGCCCCGGTTCTACGTTATTCCAAACAAAAAATATCATTGAAGAGTTACCTCTTCTCTTAAAGAAATATGAAATTAAATCAATCCTTGACATACCTTGTGGTGACTTTCATTGGATGAAAAAGGTTGATTTAACTGGCATTGATTACATTGGAGCAGACATTGTTCCTGAGATCATTGCAGACAACAAAGCCAAAGCATCTCATAAATTTGAAGTTCTGGATCTTGTTCACGACGATCTGCCTAAAGTGGATCTTATTCTGTGCCGAGATTTAATGTTTCATCTGCCCTTTGAATCCATTTTTAAAGCGTTGGATAACATATCTAAATCCGGCAGTAAGTACTTATTGGCTACCAATCACACATGGAAACGTGATAGTAATCAAGACATCGTAGTTGGAGAATGGCGACGATTGAACATGCGGGAAGAGCCGCTTAACCTACCACCCTTCATTGACTTGATCGTTGAAGGGAACAGCGAAGGCGGTCAGGAAGACCGATGCCTTTGCCTTTGGAAACTTAACTAAGGAAATATATGACTGAAATCTACGGTGGCCACATGGCTTTCCCAATCCATAACACTGGCCACGGACAACCATTTGATGAGGGGATGTCGCTCAGAGATTACATTGCTATCCATGCTATGCAATCTATGATTGTTGCAGGAAAAAATCCTAATCCCTATAACTTGGCTAGAGATGCCTTCAAGATAGCAGATGTGATGATGGAGCTTAGGAACTCTGGTGAATAACAAACTCACCGCCAAGCATCGGGAGCACATAGGCAGGGTCAAAGAACTACCTTGCTCTGTCTGTGATGAACCCGGGCCATCGGACGCTCACCACGTTAAACAACATCAGCAGTACACAGTAGTAGCCCTGTGTAAATCCTGTCACCAAGGCCCGATGATGGGCTGGCACGGGCAGAAAAGGATGTGGGCTATCAAAAAGATGGATGAGTTAGACGCTCTAGCCGTTACGATAGAGCGCCTACTTGAATCGTAGAAATGATTAATGATTTCTACTTCAGTGCCTTGCGAGTATCTTCAGCTTGCTTAGCCAGCATGGAGATCAACTCCTTCATCTGGTCAATCTGCTCCCGCTTGGTAGATCCGTCCAAGCTGGTGTCGTTAGTCACTACAGAAATTTGCTTACGGATGTTGGCCATCTGCTTAGATGTCTGGCTATACATCTTCTGAAGGGCAACTTTGTCACCCTTCTCTTCCATGATCTGCTGGACTTTATCCATATCACCGATCTCAGCATAGTGACGCATGTCAGCAAAAGCTTGTTGGATCTGCTTGTTGTTCTCATAGAACGCAGTCGTGTACTGAGACATGTTAGACGGCAGCGTCTTGACGAATCCAAGGCTGGCTTTGTCCATCCACTGGGTATCTGGGTAAGCACCCTCTTTAAACGGCATGACTGCGTACATAGAGGTAGTAGCAACTGTTCCGCCAAGCCAACCAAAGTAGCCCTTAATAGCATAGTCCACCTGAACTGGGCTTAACTCTGCTTTTTCTGGAAGACCAAAGCTAAGGACATTTGCTAATCCAATAGCCAAAGGACTTGTGGTGTCAGCTTTGCGTTCAGCTTTAGACAAAGCCTCCATACCGGCAGACTCAATAGGCGCACCAGTGAAGCTGTCTTTGTTAGCGTACAAATCCACAACAGGCTTGATAACCTGTGGGAGTGGATTCATCGCAAATGTATCTAACATCATTCGGCTAAGAGCACTTGTGAACTGCTTGCCTTCTGCATTGGCATCAAAGATTTGTTCGGCTGTACGCTCCGCAATAGTTCCAAGAGCACCGATCTCAAACGGCTTAGGAATACGAAGAGCCGCTTCCATACCGGGTAAACGTATCCACCAGAAGTTATCTCTATCCCAGTCACTGCGCTTCTGGAACTCTTCGTCATCTTTGAATGCACCGTACAGGGCAAGCGAAGCAAGGCAGACTGCACTCGTGATGATAGAGAAAGCCTGAGCCTTCTTCTTATCGTCAAGGTCAATCTCTTTACCAGTCAGTGAGTTGTAGAACACACGGCTCGTAGGAAGAATGCCATCACGACCAAGTTTATACAAGCCTTGAATACGGGCGTTCATAAATGGTACGACCTGAGTCAAGTAACGGAATGCACCAAACGATCCTTGCATGGAGAAGTCCATCAAGTCACGGGCTTGGAAAGAAGCTTCTAAGTGAGAGTAACCTTTCTCGCGCAACTGGTTGTACAGTGCCATGCGGTTAGCAGCTTCAGACTTGTTACCTAGTTCTTCATACTTTTCAAACAACTTAGACAAACCAGATTTAATCTTGTCTGGTGTGTCTAGAATGTCAGATTCTTTAACACCTTTAGCAATCAGTCTCTTGACCAGCTTAGATTGATTACCCTCATAAGCCGTACCAAAGTTAAAGATTGCACCACCGGCCAGAGCAGAGATGTGTGCAGGGTTATTCTTGTCAGTATCCATCCATCCTTGCACAACGTTGGCAAAAGGATTCTTACTTAAGTCAGACACAGCCATAGCCTGCACTGAATCACGGAACAAGTTGTTTACCTTGAACGCAGGAGACATCGTAACGCCGTACTGAAGCATGTTCTTAAAGTTACGAGACACATCTAAGAATTTAGACTGTGGCCCTAAGTATCCAATAGAAGTAATTGACTCAAGCAAGAGCGGATCTTTGATTGTGAAGTACTGGTTCTTGCCGTCAACTTTAACGGCCACCGTATCTTTACCCGGCTCAGACGCAGGTTCCACAGCACCCAACTTGGCGGCATCTTTAAGTGTAGTAACAGCAGCTTGGTTCTTCATCGACGCAGACAGGATGTGACTCCAGTTACGCAGAGTGTTCTCCATCAAATCGCCAAACGGACGATCACCACCACCCTCTAAAGCTTTAGAGAAATTTTGGCGGGTCAAGCCCGAAGGAGTTTGTCCACCTTTAACATCTTCTTCCATTTGACGATAGAACGGAATGTAGTACATGTCACCAGCAAAATTATCGTAACTTTTTTGGTCTATCAAACCCTGATCCAAAGCAACATCAAGCACTGACTTGTTAATTCCGTTCATGTCTTTCAAAACAGAGTTATACAGATCAAGCCTTGACTTGCCGTTGATAGTTCCTTCAGCTAGCTTGGCACGATTTGCAACCAAGTAATCCATGTTATCGCTGCGTGAACGCTGATCGTCTGGCAAACGTGACTCTCGGTTTAGTGCAACCCACATCTGGTAGCGGTCAACTTCATTACCCAAAGGTTGTAAAGCTTCAATCAAACCTTTTGTGTTTGGCTTGATATTCAAAGCACCGCCGTCATTAAATACATGACCGTGGAACATGATGCCTTCAAGTGCCCCGTCAACAGTCTTAGACAGGCGAGCTTGCATGTAGCCAACAGGCGAGTAGTCTTTGATCGTGCGGTACTGGTCAGCAATACCCTGAGCCAAACGTTGCCAGAACCGATCCTGCATGTCGGTAATTTTCTCAACAATCGTTCTGCTCTGTGGTTTAAATACTTGGTTAGAAGCAGTAACAAACTCAGGGGGCAAGCCGGGAAGATTCTGAGCGGTCAGAGGTTTGTTCTTCTGTAAGAAAGTAGAAACTTTTTCTTTGACTTGATTGACAGATTTAGGCATCTCCATTTGATCTGTCATTTCCGAGTAGTCAACTTCACCCTTATCAACTTTAACGCCTTTAGGCTGTTTAGTTTGAGCAAGCCTGTCTACTAAGTTCATCACTTCGGTTAGGGCGTTGACATCTTTAATGCCAAGCAAGTCAGCTACCATGCGAGTAAACGCTGTCCATGCACTGCGACGACCACCGTAAGAAATCTGCATCAGTTCATACTGAAACTCTGGGTTAGTCATTGCCTCGGCAGTGAACTCACGCTCGTTAGTCAGGCCGTAAAAATCTTTACCTTGACGGCGCAGTTCTTTCTTAACGTGCTTGTAAAGTTTTTCAATCTGTTCGGCGATAGGCTTTTGACGTTCTGTAGGATAACGCTGCGCCTTAGAGATCAATCCATGCAATGTCTCGTGAGCGTTTGTGTGCTCATCGCCCGCATAAGCTTTGGCCATTTGGATAGAGTCATCAGCGTAGCGGTATACACCGGCCACACCAGCACCTACGTTACCGGGTTTCTTTAACTTAATCTTTGTTGATACACCACGACCCAACTCACCAATCCGACGGATAGCTGGGTTCTTACTCTTAGCCAGAGTCTCAGCTAACTGTGCAAAGTTTCCCTGTTCATTAGCCGCACGAACCTCTGGATTGTTTGATGCAATAGGCATCCTTGCTTTGAATTCAGCAAGGTTTTTAGGCATCTCAGTACTGGGAGTAGGTGGCTCAATCTCAACAGGAGGAGGTTCAACAGGAGGCGGCTCAACCACAGGAGGTCTGCCTGAAGTACCGGGAGCAGGAGGTTCCATCTCACCATACACCTGAGTAGCAGGCTTAGTAACAGGAGGACGCTCTGGGCCTTCTGGTGTGGGTGTTAGCGTAGCACTAACAGGTAATGTGCGATCACCGCGAGGTTTACCCAAAGGAGCCGCAATAAACCAAGGCTCTCCATTACCTTGATAGTTCAAAGGCAAAGGCATTCCTGCTTTTTTCTCTGCTTCAATAGCGGCTTCTACATCTTCACGGGTAACAATGCCAGCCTCAAAGTCTTTGACCAGACGCATAGACGCAGGAGTATTTGTACGACGAGCAATCTCCATGTAGGCGTTGACAGGATCAATAACAACCGGAGTCTCAGGCTTGTTAATAGCTGTCTCAGGTAAGTTCTTGGTGAACTTAACTGGCACATCCAAAGACTGAATGGCAAATCTACCTTCAGCCGTAGGGTGAGGAACAATAGTCAAGCTATTAGGATCACCGCCTTGGTTCTTCAACATGTTCTGCATAACCAACAAACGGTTCTTTGCAGCACGTTCTTCAAGGGGACGGTTGTCTACGATCTTAGGTGTAGGTGTCTCTTCTGCCACAGCAGTAGCAGGCTGTACGCCGGGAGTCTTAGACGACGCACCAGTAGGTAGACCAGCTTCTAGACGTAAACGATCAATCTCAGCCTGCTTAGCTTCCAACTCTGCACGAGGTGTAGCTTGAGGCATTTGCTCATTAAGACTAGGCTTGCTAGTATCTGGAGTTGGAGCTTCTGGTACTTGAGGAGGAATACCCTCGCGAGCCGCTTTCTCAGCTTGAGCTTTAGCGTCTGCATCAACCTTTTGCTGAAGCATATTGATACGCTGACGGCCAGCCTCTTCAGCAGACAGCATAGGTTGCTGCTCTTGCTGTGGCTGTGCAACACCAGTGATCTCTTCAATTCTTTTAATAATGTCAGGCGTTAGCTTCTCAGGACTAAACCCAGTTGGTTCTGGTTGAGGAGCAGCAGGCGCGGCAGGGCCACGAGCTAAACCAGCAGCACCACCTAAACCTACACCACCAATGGTGGCCATAGCCGCAGCTTCACCCAGACCCTCAGTCAGACTCTGCTCAGGTTTGACCTGTTGCATGGCCAAGTTAGAAACAAACTTACCACCAACCTCTTCAGGTATCTCACCAAGTGTTTCACCAGCAGCAGTACCGCCAGCCGTTCTAAGACGACCACCAAGACCAGCCGCCCCTTTACCGGGGACACCAGCCAAAGCTTCCTCAAGCTGACGAGCACCGGGCAGGCGTTGAGCCAAGATAGAAATAGTACCGGCAGCGGCACCAGCTTGACGGGCTAGATTCAATGCACCAGCAGCAGCCTCTTTAGGAGAAGCACCTTTACTAATCAGTTCGTTGTATATGTTCTCGTATGCACCAGCACCTACGTCAGCACCCTGCTGAACAGCACCAGATCCAACCGCACCGGACACAGCCGCTTTACCAGCCGCAGCTTCAGCCGCACCCAATCCCCTAGCCGCCATGCCCACACCGCGAGCAGACGCAAAAGGAACCAACAACTGAGGTGCTTGCTCTGCCAAGAAAGACAAGAGCAATGCAGGATCTTTAACAGTCTCACCAAGGGCAGTACCAAAGGCAGATAACTGACCTTGTTGTGCAGACTCAGCAATCTTTCTTGCCCGATCAGCCTCACGAGCCTTAAGACCCGCAGACTTCATCTCCTCACCATACTGGGAGATCTGCTCACCAGCACCCAAAGCACCAGTCTTAGAGAAGTCTCCAGTAGCTAAGCCATAGAGTTGGCCGGGCAGTTGAACTAAGGATCCAATACCACCTATAACACCAGCACCGATGTCTTTGGCAGCTTCTCCAAAAGTACGCTCTTTAGAAGGAGCAGGAGGCGGCTGACCCGCAGCGGGATTTTTGGCAATAACAGCGGCAATGACTTGTTCTTTAGTCGCACCTGCTGGGCCATCAATCTCGTATGTCTTTCCATCTGGTGCGGCGATTTCATACGTTGGCATGTAAATCCTTTATTTAACTTTAAGATTGCCCCATTGAGAAGTATCAACAGTTGGAGCTTTAGAAGAACCAGATTCTTCCATTGCTTTCTTAATAAGCTGGTTACGAATTGTAAATTGATCTGGCAAAGGTTTGTTCTGCTCTTTAGCAGCTTTCCTTGCTTCAGCAATATACGACATACCCGCCGTACTTGCTAGCCATTTATCAATATCATCCGAAGCTTGACCATAGGTAAGCTGACCCTTAGCCTCAACACCAAGTGTTTTAACTTCACGAATAGCATCTGGTAAAGACTTACCAGCTTTGACAGCAGCTTGTACATACTGCTCTTCAAGCGTAGCACGTTGAGCTTGAGGTATCCCTTTGAGCTTTTTATCGTACTCAAACTTGATAGCTGCCAGTTCTTTTTCAGCATCACGTTTAACAATGTCACTTGCCACTTGGCCTTGAATCTTTAATTGATCTTGTTTAAGTTCGTAAAGTTTCATCTTGCTATCGTAGACACCTTTAGAATCACCACGCTCTTCAGCGCGGCGCAGGTTAGCAATCTCAAACTTGGTCTTAGCATCGTTGTCAGCCAACTCTTGCTGCTTCTGTTCAAACGCTGCTTGACGATCTTCAGCTTCAGTAGCAGATTGGCTATATGCTTTACCAAACCCGCCAAACAAAGAGCCAATACCCTTCTGGCCGCGAGTAGCTTCACCCGCAGAAATCAAAGAGTTAAAGAAGTCACGCTGTGAACGACCAGATTCGCGTTGTTTAAACTTCTCTTCATCGCCTTTACGTTTGGCCACTCTGTCAGCCATGTAAGCCATGTAATCTTCACCAATAGGGGCTTGCTTTGGAGGCGCATACTCTGAAGGCATAGCAGGCAGATTTGTACCTGACAGGATACCTTGCTGAAACTTCTGTGCATCAGACATAACTGGCGCGGCAGGAGGAGCAGGCGGTGCTGGTGGCTGAGCAGGTTTTGGAGGCAACGTATTAACAATTCCACTGGGTGGTGGAGCAGGCGGAGCAGGAGGTTGCACTTTGGGAGGAACCGCAGCTTGAGGGCCAGCAAGCGCAGTAGCTTGAGCCTCAGATACGGGAGTTCTTATAGCAGCAGGTGGAATTATAGGTTGACGTAAAGCACCCACCGGGCTAGTATCTTCACCCGCTGCATCTTTGTAAGCTTTGTTCAGTCTATCTTCTGTAATAGCAGCTTCAGATTGAGCAGCCGCATAGCCTTCAGGATCCTTTAACCGCTGGCTCAAACTATACGTTCCTAACTTTTGCTTTGCAGCTTTAGCAGCAGCTTCCGCTTCGCTAACTAAACCTGTATCTGCAAACGCAATAATGCCACCAGAACCAAAGTTCATCTCACGAATAGGAAGATCAGCTACTCCGCCAGAAGGCATTTCTTCCTCTGGCTGTGCGGCAGGCTCAGGCGTACCTTCAGGGATAGTAGGCGCTTGCATACCCTGCTGTCCCATCTGCTGAGACATCTGACCTTGACGCAGTTTCTGTAACTGCATCAGTCCAACTTGCTGTTCAATGTTGTCTTTGACTGTACCAGTAGGAGGCTGAGCCGCCTTCTGTTCCATCTGTTTACGGCGATTCAATTCACCTAACGCCAAGTAAGGCGGCACCTGTGGATTCTGCCCATTTGCATAAGACATAACAGCCTGCATAGGAAGATCCTTCAGGCGCTCTTGAATTTGAACCAGATTCATTTTTAATCCTTAAGCCAGATTGAATTGTTTCAAAGCAGTCATCAAGTTACCCAGACCACCAATAGTAGAAGACAACTGACCGATACCACTTTGAGAAGCGGCTTGGTTAGAGACAGTAGAAATAGGCAGACCTTGAAGCATAGATTGCTGGAACTGCAACATCTTTTGTGGGTAGTCACGTTGAGCTAAGAACTCATTGTAGTCAGCAGTAATACCTTCTTGCTCAATACCGCGCTGTTGTGCGCCAGCTTGACCCATCATGTCAGCCAATGTCTTAGCTTGACCTTGCTCCGTATTAAACTGACCCATAGCTTTGTCGTAAGCGTTAGAGTAACCAGTACCAATAGCTTGGTTCTGTGCCTGCAACAAATTGCGATTAGCTTCAGATTCCATAATAGCCTGACGACCACCGCCGTAGCCACCAGCTTGAGTCATCTTAGCCATGCTAGGCTGCATATTAATCTGTGACTGGCGGCGCAGTTCTTCCAACTGTGGCTGAAGAACAGATTGCAAGTATGGGTTCATGTACTGAGAAGCAACTCCTAATGGAGGAGTAGTAGTACCTGTAGCTTGATTACCACCACCTCCTAATCCACCAATACCACCACCCATAGGAGCGCCAGCACCAGTGCCAATAGCACCGGGGGCATACGCGCCGGGTGTCATAGCTGGAGGCTGATACGCGCCACTAGAACTAAATGTCTGACCCAACTGACTAGGAAAACTTAATTCTCCCAAACCTTTAAATACATTGGTTTGTAGTGCAGATTCGCCAGCCGTCATTGGGCCTTGGTAAACAGAATAGGGCTGATTAGCAACTGCCTGTGCCTGACCCAGCATGTCCGTTACATACGGGCCTGCCCATTCAGATAAAGTCTGTTGTGCAGAACTGCCTACTGGTGGTGTTACTGGTGTGGTAGCCATATTAATCCTTAAACGGGAAGATGTTTGTCAGCTTGAGTATTAGCTGCAATGTTTTTAGCCTTAGATCGTGTCTTTTTAATACGATCCATCATGGCATAGAGTTTACGTGCTCCAGCTTCTGTCGAGCCATTGCCCAATTCAGAAACAATGCGAGCGGGTACAACAAACTCACCATCAGCAAGACGGGCTGGTTGACGACCGCCAATGGTTGCAGGGATGTCATCAGACACACCATCACCGGGGCCACGAAGTAGTTGTCCACCATCTGAGTATCCTCCTAAACTAGCTATTCCGCCCGAGTTAAATACTTTATAAGACGTATCCTCAACGCCAGTAGGAGGAACAACAGTATCTACTGGAGGAGTAACTGGAGGCACAACAGGAGGTGTTACTGCTGGAAGAATTTCAGCAGGAGCAGCTTCACCAGCCTTTGTATATTGCATAGGACTGAAGTAAGTCACCCCACCAGAACCGGGACGGCGAGCTAACATGTTTGGCCCTATTGCAGCTTGGTAACGGGATTGAACTTGCTGAGTTGGTAACTGCATAATGCCAGCCATACGTTCAGGACTAATACCGTACTCGTTCATTCCTTTGGCTACCATAGCATCATTAATTCCGGGGCGCAGGGCATAGTCACGAATCTCAGTATCTGTTGGCTTGTAAGTACTAGGTACGCCAGTAGTGGGTACAGCATACTGCTGACGAGAAGCTGTGTACTTAGGGATGCCACCTTGATAGCCAGCAAACTGACCACTACTACCGCCAAGCATCTTGTTTAGTAAAGCACTAATGCCTCCTAAACCAATAAGCTGACCGGCTGCTCCAAGAGGTGATTTTCCTGAAAAGAACTTAGTAACATCTTTTAAATTGAAGTTAGAAAAGTCACCAGTGTTAGCCCAGTCAGGGGTTTCTAAACCTGTTTGGGCATTTTCACCAGAATTAGCTTCCGTTTGTTCTACCCATTCTCCAGCATCTTCGTCCCATACCAGCATATTAGGCTCCCTTTTTCACAATATTAAGTAAGTCGTCAAACGACATTGAATCACTGGATTGTCCTAAGATTAAATCAAGTGCGTCATTAGCGTTATTTTCCTTTGTTTTCTGCTCTTGAGCAATGTCTTCTAACAGTTCTCCCTCTGCTCCCGCTTTGGTCACACTAAGAGGACGGTATTCTTCTTCTTCAAGCTCACCTTTTTTATTGAGTTTCTGCCTCTTAGAGCCAAAGTCTTTGCCGTAGTAGAAGACATTAGCCAAAGCTGGGATACCAAAGGCGGCGGCAATAGCCTGAGCCTGCGGCATGCTAAACGGCTGCGTAGATTTGGTAGGCGTTACGCTAACTTTTACTGACACCTTAACGCTAGGCGTTATCGACGGGCTAGGACTTACAGACGGCGTTACAGATACTTCAGGCGTAATGCTAGGAGTGATAGACACGCTAGGCGTAATGCTAGGCGTAATAGATACCGATGGCGTAACACTAGGCACTACGCTAACAGAAGGTGTTACAGAAGGAACAACTGACACCGACGGGCTAACAGATGGAGACACTGACACGCTTGGGCTGACAGAGACAGATACCTTTAACGATGGGCTTACCGATGGCGAGACAGCCACACTAGGACTGACCGAGGGAGACACAGCAACACTCGGGCTAACGGACGGTGAAACAGCTACGCTTGGACTAACAGACGGAGACACCGCGACACTAGGACTTACTGAAGGCGATACAGCCACACTTGGACTAACCGATGGCGATACGGCAACGCTAGGACTCACGGAAGGAGACACGGCAACGCTTGGACTAACAGATGGAGATACCGCTACGCTCGGACTTACCGATGGAGACACTGCTACGCTAGGACTTACTGACGGTGAAACCCCTACACTTGGACTGACTGAAGGCGACACCGCTACGCTTGGGCTAACCGAAGGAGACACACCAACGCTAGGAGTAACTGAAGGTTTAACTGAAACACTAGGACTGACAGACGGCACCACAGAAACACTAGGAACAACAATAGGTGTAACTGTAGTACTTGGTGAAACTGTTACAGACGGTGAAACATTTGGCTCAGTACTTGGCGAAGTTGTTACAGCAGGAACAATCTTGGTGGAGACCGATGGAGAAGTAGAGACCGCAGGACTTACAACTGGACTAGCCGTAACAGCAGGTTTAACAGTTACTTGCGGATCAAATGTAGTGATCTTGTCTAAGTCTTCTTTATAAACAGGATTACCTTGTTCATCATAAAACAATATTGTTTTAGAGCCAGTGACAGTAGGAGTTGCTTGAACTGTTTTAACTTCTTGGGTTAACTCACCATTTTCATTCAAGTATGGTTTAACAGTACTTAATGAATTAAAGTCTGGTATTGTATCTCCATAATTTATTAATGAATATCTAGTTTCTTTAGTAGCTGGATTATAGTAAGCACCAAAAGTTCCAATAGCCATTCCAGTAAGATCATTATCATAAACTACAGGACTGCTATATAAAACATTTCCTTTTGAATCTAAAATTTGTTTTAATTCTCCAACACCTGCATTACCGCTATCAGTTTCAATAGCTTGTAAATTAGCCCATGCTTGACCAGCTTCTGTTTCAATCCAGTCATAACCGTTGGCTTTTTTAAATGCTTCTTGCCAGTTTTCATTAGTAGGATCAGACAAAATAACCGAATTTAATTCACGGTTAAATGCTGCGTTACCCCCAGATATAGCCCAGCTAGATCCAAGGATACCAATCAAATCATCTACAACACCGGGGCCAAACTTAGCCAACTGTGAAGCATCTGAACTTTTTAATAAGTTTTTGACAATCTCTATAGGATCATTAGACCCAGCAGTAGCTGTCTTAGAGAAAGCATCAAAGATGGTATTAATAACACTACCATCTACAAATCCACCTTGACCACTCTTGATGGCCAATTGCCTAAGAATATCTTTTGCATCTTTCTGCGCTTGAGTCTGGGCTGCAAGAGAGTCTGAGCTAATAGTTTTCAGAATATTTGCCGCACTTGTAGCTGCATCAGCTTCAGTACCTATTACTTTAGTACCAATACTGTTAAGAATATTGTTTGCTTTTACTGTAGAGGTATCTACATCTACATTAGCTTTGCTAATTAAATCACCAACAGCAGTTTTAGATGCTTGAACTACATAATCAATATTAGTATCAGATATTCCTTGTGCTTTTAAATAACTTCTAAAAGCATCAGTATCTACTTGATTTGCATTTGTATATTGTGAAGCAGGATTAATTGCCCACCAGTTCTTTAATGTATTTAATACATTTGGAATATCAGATGCAGCAATCTTTCCAGATAACGTATCGTAAAGCTTTGGGCTATTGGCTATTAAATATGCAGCAGAAATAGCACCAGCAGTATTAGAAGCATAGGTATATTTATCTTCATCAGATAATGATACTACTTTATTATCTCTGTAATAAGTTCCTGTCGGAGATATAACAGTACCATCGGAGAAGTATTTCCAACCAAAACCGGGTTGTCCTTCTTGTGCTGTATTTTCAATCTCAGTAACAACAGGTTTACCTGTACCAGCATCTGTATAAATACCACTGTTTAATGATGCGTAGGCTGGAGAAGATGTATATGCGTTTGCAAATAATGAATCAATTTGGTTAAGCGTGATTGGCTTACCATCAGCACCAATACCCACCACAATGTCTGAACCATCAGACACTACTGTAGTAGGCGTGGTTGTAACATTTGTAGTTGGATTTCCAAGACCTTTAATTGTGTTGCCAAAGTTTGTACCAGCAGTAATCAGAGCAGACATATTGCCTGTTCTCTCATACAAATCTAAAGCGTTCTTAAAGCTAAGAGCCGAAGCAGCTACCTTTAAGTCACTGCTTCCAGTCAATACACTGGCCGCAGCAGCCATTCCTGCATAGTCATTGTTAGCTAAAGCGTTACCAAAGTTAGCCCAGTTAACAGCAGTACTGACCGCTGGTGGTAGTGTTGCACCTGCTAAGTTAACACCGGCATTAATAACACCTGCTAAGTTTTTTTGGTCAAGGGCATTAATTAAAGAAGCCGCATCTTTGGCTGTACTGATATTGCCAACGTTTTGAGCTAACCAGCTATTGTTATAAAGCTGTTCGGCACCAGCAAGATCGCCTGCTTTAAGAAGAGCATTGATCTCCGCAGTAACATTTGAAGCAAATCCTGAAGCGGCAGATAAAGCACCAAGAGCAGCCGATGCCCATTGACCATTTTGTGCAGCCTTAGCAGCGTTGTAAGCTTGAATATAAGGAGCCGCTGCTGGGAAAGCCAAAGATACAGCAGTTAAAACTATTGGAAGAGTGTTCTCTTTGAAGTCAGCCCAGCCATTTTTAATTTCCCTAGTTATAGGAATGGCTAAACCAGTGCTTGTAAAAGTAAAACCATAGTCAGTTTCGTTATTGCCTAACGATGTACCTACAATGCTAATTACTTCACCAGTTTTTTTGTTATAGATTTCTTCTTGCTGAATAGTTCTAGTGCCTTGCTCCGTTTCTTGGTCTACATTTACCGTGCGTCTTCCAATATCAGCAAGGCTTGTGACTCCTGCCGCTATTAATTTGTTAGTAAAGTCCCATAGAACAGCTTCTTTAGATCCAAGACCATCTTTTTCTTTACCTAATGCACCACCTGTGTAGGCACCAGACATTCCATCAAGATTAGAGATGTTGTTAATCTGGTCAAACAAAGTTTTAGCCGTACCAGTAGCTGTAGTCCAAGCTGGGCCACCGCCATAACCAAAAGTACCATCAGCATTCTTGGTAATACCAAGCATGGTTAAGCGCCAAGGCTCCCATGAATTAAGGGTAGAAGTACTTAGTTCTCCATATCCGGGAACGTTTAGTAAGTTTCCACCGCTTCCCGCCACAGCAAGTGTGTCAATAGAAACCACTGTTGGCGATACAGTTGGAGAGATTGATACTTTAGGTGTAGTTAAAACTGTTGGTGTGGCTATAACTGTTGGCGTGGTAGAAACCAAAACAACAGGGCTTGTTGATACTACGGGTGTAACTACCGGAGTAACAACAGGAGTAGGCGTAACTACTGGTGTAACTACAGGTGTAACTTGAGGGCCAAACACACCCCTGCTCATTACAAAATCCATCGTTGCATTATCTAAACCATAGTAGGCTTTGATTTGGTCAGGGGTTAACCCTGCCGCAGCAATGATGGCTGCTGTGGCCGCATAGTCACCCCTGCCCCATGCAGCGTTAATTTGGTCAATAACTGATCTACTGATTCCGCCAGTTTCTTCTTCAGTAACAGTTGGAGATGTTGCAATAACTGTTGGAGAGGTGGCAATAACAGTTGGAGTGGTAACAGTAACCACTGGTGTGGCAACTGTAATTTCAGGAGTAGGCGTTGTTACTGTAACAACAGGTGACGTTACTGTTGTTACTGGAGATGCCACTGTAACAACCGGAGAAGCAACAGTCACAACTGGCGATGTAACTGTGGTTATTGGAGAAGCAACAGTTACGACGGGAGATGTTTCTGTAACAACTGGTGAACTTACAACAACTGGTGTAGTTACTACAGATGTTGTATCTACAGTAGTTGTTGGAAGTGTGGCTATACCAGTATCCCAATAAGGCGTAACTTTAGCTTGTGTAAAGTAATTGTTTACAGCATCTAAACCATAACCAGTAGCACGAGATAAATCTGCCGCAGAAACGCCGTACTGCTGAGCCGCCGCAGCTATGGCCGCAGGGTTGTTAATGTTAGCTTGTACATAAGCAAGGATGTCAGCATCCGTTACACCGCCCGTTCCGGGTGCAGTGTCTTCATAAGTCGTGCTGTAATTACCCTGTTGCGCCATTTAAAACCTTAAGGCAAAGCTGAAACAAATGATAGTGTAGCCACAACAGAAGCTGTTGAGGGTTTAGTGGGTAAAGGCGTAGCAACGTAGTTCGGAATGGTTACGTTTACACCATCTGTAGACCACCATACCTCTACGTAATCACCTGCGTTCATGGATAGAAAATAGTTCCAGCCTTTGATGTCGTGCGATGGGTTATTGACGGCCTTGCGCTGTGGCATACCTACTTTACCCGTAGAGCCAATGATGTCCGTACCGTTTTGCTTTAACCAAAGATAGACATCTTGCGGTGTGTTGTCTTGGTTTTCAAGCTGTACACTGAACTGCATATTGTAAATTCCGGCATTTGCCACCGTCATTCGGGTCGTGCCCGTCAGCGTGACTTCATTTGAAAAATCAGTTGTATTAAAAAATAAAGCATAGGCAGTGGAGGGCGCTAGGGCAATTTGTTTACCCTCTACAGCATCCCCAGATGTATGCGCCGCCGCAGTCGTTGACAAAGCCCCCCGAACGCAACCCGTAAATGATGTGGGCGTTGTACCCGTGTACGTTATAGTTTCGTTACCAATATAAAAGGCTTTAGGCGCAGCAACCGAAGCGGTGGGAAACGTAGCAGTAGATACCACGGGTATTGTAGTGACTGCATTGGTAATGTTAGCCGTCAAAGATGTTTGAGAGAAACAAGAAAACGCTCCGTAGGGTAATCGTATCCCTGCCCCTCCAGAAGATGTTTGCAACTGAGCCGTCAAAGCATCTAGCCTGTTGAAATATAGGCGAAGCACATTTAATAACTGGTCAAAATACTGGCGGTCGTATTCAAGCGTGGCAAGTGGCAAGTTAGGCGCGGCTACCTTGTTTAACTCAAACTCAGACGTAATGATGTAGCTCATACCGCGCCCCAGTGTAGGCGTTCAAGTTCTTTGCGGGCGGCGGCGGCCTCTTCTACAGTAGCGCACAACTTTGAGTAGTATGATTTTTTGCCGACTGTTATTTTGGCTAAAAATTTACGGCCAACTACTGATACACCTATAAACCCAGTAGTGCTATTTACGCGCAAACGTGTATTTCTGTTTTGAGTTTGTACGCCCGCCCAACGACAGTTTTTGGGCGAGTAATTGCCGTACACATCAATACGATCTAGCGTTTCATCGCCCTCTGGTTCGCCCATATCGGCAACAAAATTAGCGTATTCCAACCATTCCGCGCAGACAGACACGCCTTTCCCGCCATACCGAGGGTAATCTTTGTCTGTTGAAATTGTGCACCGTCTAACCATTGCTCGCCATGTATTGTAAGAACCTTTACCAGAACCACCATGTTTAAGATTTGGGACTACACAGCCGCATGAGCTTGTATTGCCCGTCACCAAACTTCCAGAAACCACCACAGTTTCATTACCGCATTCACACCGACAACGCCACAATACCTTTTTTAATTTGTCGCGTCCAGCTTGTTTAATCACTGTCAACTTACCAAAAACTTGCCCTGTCCTGTCTACGAGTTTCATAAAAGCTCCTTGTTAAGAGCCTACAGTATATCACCATGTAGATAGATGGGATGTCATCTCCTCCCATCAGGACGAATATCGATGCGGGTAGAACCCAACTGCCATGTTGTTCCAAGGTTAGAAGAACCAACCTTTAAGATAAGCTGACGGCCACGTACCCTTGTGTTAATTTGACCAGTGAAGCCTTCAGTCACTGTGTACTGAGCGCCTGTCAACTTGTCTACATTAGCTGTGGATGGCGTTCCAGTACCAGAACCTGAGTTCTGCATGGGGTACAGGGTATAAGTTACTTCGGGCGTAGGAGAAGCGTCAGAACCTGAGAACGTCAAGTCAGGTAACATTCTCCAGACAAAACCAAATCTATCACCATCATCAATGTCAAACTCAGCAGATGAGATATACGCCTCAATACCTGCGGGCGTACCAGTCTCGTTGTTGTCTAAGCCGTACTCTTGATTAACCAAGTTATAGCTGTACGTAGCTGCCACAGGGTAATCCCTTAGACCAGAATCTAACCATGCTGTTCGTGCCATCGTGCCGTAATACCATACCTTTTCAAGGTAGTTGTACACCACATAGCGGTCAATAGTAAAACTGCCAGTCGAACAATAGAACCACCAGACTTCGTTAAATCCCTCATTGGTACTAGCAAAGACTTGTTGGTTCTGGTCAAGGTTAATGTCTTGGTAGATATAGCGGCGTAGATCGCAACTAAGGGTCTGCAAGCGGCCATCGTACAGATAGAATTTATCTACACCCATCCAGTACACCACGCCAGAAGCTTGGGCTGCTGCGTTCTGACCAAGAATAGAAATGTTGTCACCCATCAATTGGCTAGACCAAACCACTGGCGGGCCAATGTACTGCAATGAATAGATGGCTGAGTCAGTCCACACCAAGATCTCTTGACGGGTTTGGATGGCTGTAATGATGCTAGAACCGTGCGACAGGGTAACGCTACCAGCCTGATTGGTAGATGCGGGTGTCCAGTTAGTCAAAGATTCTTGATCTGACCAGCGCACCAGCATTGGGTTTTGCACTGTAGAACCATAGTCATTACAGCCAAACGCAAATACAAACCGGCTTACGTCAGATACATAGATGTAGTTCTGGATAATTGGTACGTCAGAAGCCCCTGACAGGCTGGTGATGTTTACACCATTGGGCATGATGTAGTGATCGCCAGACTGAGTTCCAGTTGTGTTGATAGCCGCACCGCCAACAGTCGCCGCTAAATTAAACGTATTGCCGCTAGAGTTAATGACGTAATAAATTGTTCCGGGTGACAAGCCTGTAGGTAACGCAGACGGATAACCGCTGTTTGTAAAAACAACTGGTGAACCATTAGGTAAACTAAAAGCGGCAGTAACTACCGCAGGAGAGGCGATTGTGATCGTAGCCAAGGATGGATCTACACCATAACCAGCGTCCCAATAATAGATTGGGCCACCACGATAACCATACACCAAGTCTTCACCAAAGTTGTTCTGACTCCAAAGACGCAAAGCAGATGAAGATGTACCGCCAAAGCCCCAAGTTCCTGCGCCCCATGTACCTGCACCCCAGCCAGCTAGTGGAATTTCGTAAGGATCACCTACATTAATTTGGTAGATAGCATTAACAGTTGTACCACCACCAGCCGCCACAGTAGAGGTTGCCGCCGTAGGAGCTACGATTGTGTAGGTGTTTGCATCCACATAGGTGATGGAAAACTCACCGTTTAAATCAAGTCCACCAACAGGGGCTACGTTGCTGAACGTTACAAAGTCGTTAGTTACTGCACCGTGGGCGGTGTCCGTAACGGTAACTAGGGTAAGTAAGTTGGTTGTGGCAAATGGATTACTGAGGATGGCTGAAGCCCGAATAGGTGTGATGTCGTTGTACTGACCACCCAACTCAAGGTAAAACTTAAGGTTAGTGCCTACACCAATGAGGTTTAGGTTGTCTAGCGTAATCCAATTCCACAAAGAACGGCACAGACCTTGGAACGTGGATACAGAGATACGTGCCCAGCCACCTATTTTCTCTGGAGTGCCTTGTCGGAACCGAACTTTGTCGGACTCATACCAGCCATTCTCGTTGGTATAACGGGTGTTCTCCCGGTTAACTCCCGGCTTCAGTACAAGTTTCTTAAGTGCCATCGCTTAATCCAACAAAGCGCACTCAGCCGTGCGGCGTTTAAACAGACCCGGCAGTACTTTACCGCCACCTTTAGTCCAGAGCATCAGTTGTTCTTTTGCCCCTTCCCAATCATTGGCGTTGATTTTCCTCTTTAACGTGCTTGTTTGCAAGCGTCCAATGCCCAAGTTGTAGCAGAAATCTACAATGGCATTTAGCTTTCTTGGGTCGCCTTGAGCGGCAAGCACCAACAGGTTTGGGCAATGCCTTATTGCACCGGGTGCGTAAGTGTGCATAAGCTCGACCATCAAGAGGGCGCGGGCTGTTGGCTCGTCCATTGGCGGATCTTCCAATGTTACTTTACGCTTGTCTGCGTAGTAAGTAGAGCCATAGCCAATAGTGGCTACGCCTGCCGGACAAAGGTAAGGCTTAGAGCAATACCCTTCAAACCGGCGGCACAGTTCTGCGGCTAGGTCTAAGTTCATATGCCACGTTGCTTCAAGGTGCGGTCAAGGAACCAATAGTTAATAGTCCCAGACAACAAGGCTGAGAAGTCAGGGGTCATCATGGTTTTAAACACCTCAACGGCTGGCGCACCGGCAAGCCATGCGTTCCATGCAAACCATATGTGGATAAACGACCAGACAAACAGCACCCAATACGTTACTACTGGGCGTACAGAAGCTGACAGACTAGCTACCCAACCACCAGCGGCTTTGACCATCTCGGCCTGCTGGACAATAGCGTTGTTAAACGCATCCATAACACCTACGTCAATAGCGGCTTCACGTTGTGCGCCTATCTCAGCCAACTTCTGCTGACCACGTAGCGTTTCCAGTTCACACTGGCGGGCAAACATAGCAAGCTCATGCTGGCGCTCATTCTTCTTATCAAAGAACTTTAAGACTTCAGGGGCCATGCGGAACAAGCCGCCAAATATGGAGCCTAATAAGCCCCCAGAAAGAATGTCTAACATGGTTATTCTCCGCAGTGTTTACATTTGTGATGGCTGTCGCCGTGCGAGAGCTTGACCCCCGCCAAGAGGCCAATGAAGCCGCCAATGATGGTTTGGAAAGCTGGGTGGAGCATACTGAAAATCTCTGCGTTGTCCACTTCCTTAGCCCATAAACCGAGCAGGAAAGCCGCAACCATACCTAGCACCGACAAGCAAAGCGTGGAGGCTACCATTAGGGTTACAGAGTACGTCAATTTACCTACTACGTCTGGGTTCTCGTTCATACAAGTATGTCCACTTTGCGGTTTGTAAAAATCTCAAGTCTAAGCTGGTTCTGTTCTGCCTTCTTCACATACAACTCAAACTCAAGATCATCAATTTTGTCCTTCACCTTCTTCATCTTCAGGGCTTGCTTGTATTCTTCCTCAAGCCGCTGTTGCCTGCGTTCAAGCGCATCTGTTTTTGTCGGGTAGTCGGCCTCCACGACCATTGGATACCACTTGTGTATTGGCGGAATCATTTTGCTTCACGAGCCAGCGCATCTTTGTATCCATGAACAACTTTGTTACGCAGCCATGTAGAGTCTGACGCGCCAGCCCACTCTGCCAGATTGTTCCAAATGACCACGTATTCTGAAGCTTTGCAGTGTTGGGCATTCTGATCGAGCCACGCCATCATCTCTTTGTGGCGTTGGGTTGGGTCGTGGACGGTGTAGCCTATCCCATAGAACTCGCGGACGTGACAGCCATTCTTGGCTACGGCTCCAACTAGCCCCAACAGCAGTAACAGTAGGAGCCAGCGCATTCATCTTAGAACGTGATAGAGCCAGAGGCTGTGAATTGGTAGACCCTAAAGCCTCCAGCCACAGTAATCGTTGGTGAACCTGTTGTGCTTGTAGCGGCTCTGAATATGTCTGGATAGCGGAGGATAACGATACCGCTACCGCCTGCACCTCCATTTGCAGTAGTACCAGCCGTTGCACCGCCACCACCTCCTGTGTTAGCAGTTCCAGCAGAGCCATTTGCGTTTTTACCGCCATTACCACCGCCGCCCACACCACCAGAACCAGCCGCAGTTGTATATCCAGCACCTCCACCACCACCAGCATATGTGGTCACACTACCCGATATAGAAGAAGCAATCCCCGCACCGCCATTGCCGCCAATACTATTGCCCCCGTTTAAACCAACAGTACCCGCACCACCGCCACCACCTGTTGAGTCTGTGCCTCCTGTTGATGATGTTGAATTTCCGGCAGAATTTCCTTGCCCTGATGTACCAGAACCTATAGTTGTCTGCGTCCATCCAGCAGAGCCACCACTGCCACCGCTTCCACCACCACCACCAGCGGCTTGTTTTCCACCATAGCCACCTCCAGTAGCAACTATATTTCCTGTGTATGCGCCTGAACTTGTAGAAAGTAAAACAGAGTTAAAGCCAATAGTTCCAATATTATCGCCAACACCACCAGCCCCACCAGCACCTACAGTTACCCAAAGTTGAGTTCCCGCAGTTACACCAGAAAAACCAGCAAGTAAGCCGCCAGCACCACCAGCACCACCAACAGAAGCGTTAGCACCGCCACCACCGCCGCCACCAGCAACGACCAAATACTCCACATTCTGGG